ATGCTTGCGGATTCTGAACGGAAATTGTTGCGGATCCTCAGTAATTATCTGACACGGCACAAAAAAATGCCGAACATGGAGCAGCTTGAGACAATGGCCGGCAAGCGCAAGGATCAAATTATTCAGTCGCTGAGAGAGCTTGAGAAACAGGAGTACGTCCAGTGGGAAAACAAATCGTCGGTGGAGAACGTTGTGATTTTGGAGGCATGGGAGAGAGGGACTGCCCCTACTAAAAGCCCTAAAATAAGCCGTGGGGCAGATTACTGGACCATGTATTGAGGAGGGTACTAACCATGAGCAAGAAACTAACCGATAACGGATTGTTTGACAGTTCACGGATGATGTTGCCGCAACATAAGGAACAGATATTGGCACATCAATTTGAATTAAACAGAAGAACAAAGCCCCTTATTGACGAACAAGAATGGCAGGAGATTGGTGATGTCCTATTGATGTCATTTAAAGAACATGTACGAGTGACTATTGAAATTTTTGACCCATTCGAGTTTAAGTATATGAGCGGATTTGTAACTGTAATTAACACCTACATAAGGGAAATTAAACTTCGTGACGTAGACGGCTGGGATTGGGTTAAATTTGAGGATATTTTGTCTGCCAGTATTGTTTAGAAAATTTCTAATTGGTAGTCCCCTTTATGGTTCTTTTTTTCTAATAACCAAATATAAAAACTAGGGTATAAAGTTGTAAGTACAATTGGACAGAATCCTCATGATTTTATTGGAGCAATATTATAACTTTATATTCTGGGTTGTTTTGGTGTAGAGCGTGCCGTGTCACCCAGCAGCTCCAATTACAGTAATCTCACCCAAGAAGCACTTGCACAGGAGGATTTCTTTTGGAATTTACGTTAACTAACACAGATATTTTTGACACCGATCTAGACGAGAAAGCAGCTGAAATGATTCTCTCTGCTGAAAATCCAATTCATGAAAAGGAATATAATTTAGTCATCAGCTTCAACGCGGAATTGTTGATTGATCCAAGAGTCGAAGATGTTAATGTTCCAATAAAAAAATGGGAAAAAAATGAGACAAAGAAAGATAAGATATACAATTTGTTGAATTATCAATTGAATAAAGTTGATACAGTCCTCTGCAATAAAGGATATAAAATAATGAGAGCAACTATTCAGGGTGAAAATTTGGAAAGACATAATTGCATCAAGATAGAATTATCCGAGTTAACTCCTGAAGAAAATGATTATAAATTGAAGAAAAATTCGAAGAAAACTAAAATTAAGTCGGTCATTCCAGACTTAACATTTACTCGTAATACAGCTACAAAGTTAGCCGGTAAGAGATTAAATGAAATATATAATGATTTAATGGATATTATTAGAAGTAAAAAAATAATGTCTGAGGCATTGGGGATTGAAGAAACAGAAGATGATAATAAGTTATTTCAGGCATTCGTTGAACAATACAGAGATTTATGGCTTGCCACAGATCAAATGAGAAAAGTTCTATTAGAGAGACTTGAGGGGAAAATAATAGATGTTTTAGGTAGGCATGAAAACATTCAAGAGCAAGACAGCCATAGAAAAGAAGAATTACTTTAATATTAAGTTAAAAAACCGCCCAAAAAGGCGGTTTTTTTATATATATCATAAGCAATCAATAAGCAAAAATTCTATTCACTTTCTCTTTTGTAAAGCTCCATAAAGTAATTTCCTTTTGGGCTAAAGGTAAAGTATTCATCATTATTTTTCATTTTACTTTCAATAAGCCCATACAAAGAAAGTGTTGGACTAATATTATATAGCTGACTATTTATTTGTTGAGTTGGTGACTTAGCAGAGATAACAGTGTAATGATATATTCCCCTTCGAATATGATCCTCAAAGACTGAAATCATTTCCAACATATTTGTTTCTTCCAAACCTGTAATCGGAGTGAAAATAATGTTTTTTGATAAAATCTCTTTTATCTTCTCAAATGATTCATGTGTTAAGAGTTTATTTGTCTGTTCAACAATTATGTTTTCGTTATCAGGGACATACTCCACGATGTCACCTATGTAAAACACTTTGTTTACTCCCCGCATGATAGCAAGTTCATTAATTGTATTTAGTATTTTCTCGATAGTCTCTATTTCAATTCGCTTACTATTTCCATTGGCCAGATCATTGATTGTATTGGGCCGAACTTCAGAAAGTACCGACAATTTATTTCGTGTTACTCCTAATATATCTAGGGTTTTTTCTAAATTAAACTTGATCATATTAAGCTATCTCCTTATTTTCGCATCTTATTAACGATTATAACGTAATTCCTATATTGCAACAATATAATCAATGGTTAAAAATTATAACTACAGAAGTTATATTTATGTTGACATACAACTTCTGAAGGTTTATTATATAACTACAGAAGTTAAACAAATGGAGGTAATACATATGCAGCAATCAAATAAGGGTATCGAGAATGAAATTGTAAACAAGGTAACTGCTCAATTTAATGTAAAATGCCGAGCCCACCGTGAGACGATGTGCGGAGAGTTGGTAATATTTCTGAAGGTAGCGAATGTTCCTCAATCGGTGATCAAGAAAATTGACGAGTATGTTAGGCAGTGTGATTTTAAGGTTTGGGTATCCGTAAAAGGTTTTAATACTCCAAGTTATCAGGAAACTATTAATAATAAATGTGCAGAAATGGGATTCCCCTCATTCCTCCGTCATTCAAATATCGATGGTCAACCAAAGGAAACTTGTTATCTGCAGATACACCAAAACGAAGCCCATGAAATCATTTTTCAAACTGCTAAGCCTCAGATTGTTATCACTCCACAATATAAACAAAATTCAGTAGATTCATACGTTTCTGTATAAAGTCGTCAGAGCGACTTAAAACCGCATTAGGCTCTGAGCGTTAGCCGGTAATAACTTACTGGCTAGGTTGCAAGTTATTATAATCCATAAAGGAGATGTTTTAAAGTGAGTAAATTGAGAGTTATCACAAAGCATGAAGAGATATTTAAGGGTACATTCATTTTCCATATTTCTGATAAAGTTGGTCGCATCTGGCAGACAGTGGGAAGGGACAGCAAGGAAGCAATTAAAATCATTAAAAAAGGTGAGGATGCAACAACCTTCATTATCGAAGATAAGAGTCTGGCCAATGAAATAACTGTTGAATATATCATTGACGCTTTGAACATCTCCCCAAATGCATTTTTATTCATCCAATCTCTTCATCAAATATTAGATACAAATGAAAAAAGGGAGCATTTTTATAAGCAAACAGTCGGCATGAGCTCTTTGAATAGCCACGACTGTATGACAATCAATCGAGAATTAAGAAAACTAAAAAGAGTGGAGGTGTGTGCATAATGGAAACATCAAGAATGAATGTTGTAGGACTACATACAGGAACTTTTTGGGAAGACATTCAAACGTTCCTTAATAAACTGGAGATTAAAAGCAAGCACACAAGAATCAATTATGAAAGGTCAATCAGACAGTTTTTCGTATGGTACAGAGGAAAGGAACTGGCTGAATTGACTGAAGACGACCTTAAAGTAAGGAATGCTGATGCTTTGAAATATCAGCAACACCTGGCCAATGATTATGACTATGCTAATTCCACGATTAATAACAATATGGCAGCGCTAGCAAGCCTTTATGATTTCCTTAAAAGAAACGACTATGATATTAACCCTAAAAGTATTGTGGTTGATTCATTGGAGGAAAACTCGGAAAGAGCAGGGGAGTTGTTGCTTCATGAACCGGAAGAAATGGCACAGCGTGTATTAAACCAGGTTAAGGGCGTAGAGAAGTCTGCGTTGATCAGACTGGCTTATACAACTGGATTTCGTAAAAGTTCGATTCTTAATCTTACGTGGGATGATATCACAAAAAATCCTGATGCTGACCATTACTTAATTAGCGCTATAGTAAAAGGCAATAAAAGACTAATTTTACCGATATCAAAGTCTCTGCACAATGAATTGCTCAAAATTATGGAGCAAGAATATTATTCACAATATACAGATAATAAGGTGTTCCACCTTACAGAAAAAACAATTCATCGTATGCTTGAGCAGCTAAAAGAAGAAATGGGGATTCCAGCGTATAGAAATATTGTCTTCCACAGCTTTAGAGGATTTCCATCGCAATTTGGTACTTTGGAGGAGCTGCAGGATCTACTTGGGCATAGCGATATTAACACAACTAAAAAGCACTACAGAAACAAAAACAAGGATTACTCCAACATGATCAGTCTCAGAATGGAAGAAAAGATTGATGACTCTATCTTTGAAGGACTTAATAAAGAAGAATTAATTAACATGATCCTCAGTCAAAATGACAGTATAAAGATGGCGCTTAAGAAAGAAGCAAAGAGTATTATTGAAGGTTACTTTTGTAGATATACCCCTTAATATGCAGGTAATTCGAACTAAATGTCGAATAAACAAAACAGAAGAAATAGATCAACTTACCTAAATTGGGAATTGTCCTAGATATCAAAATAAGGGTGTCCAATTCTAATAAAACGATGATTTCATAAAATATAAGGAGTGAGAAGAAATGGTTTACAATTCAGCCCATGTATTTAATAATTTTCACCAAATTAATAAAAGCATTGAACTATCTAGGCAACAGAGACTAACTCCTTCGATTTTAATACTGATATATAGCAGTATTGAGATTGCATCCTCTCTAAGTGTTGATGGAGATAGAGATGTAAGAAGGGAGGATTATATTAATTGGGTAAACACCTATCTAATACCTGAAACGAACAATTCTAATTTAAACGGAGAATCCTTGTACGGTGCTCGTTGCTCAGTTCTACATTCCCTTACAAGTGAATCCAGTATGTCAAGAAGAGGATGGGCTATTCCAATCTCATACATTTGGGGAATAGAAACAATAAATGAGCTTGAAGGAATGAAGGAGAGGGCTCAGAAGGGGGAAATAATCGTACTAGAAATTGGGTGCTTTATTGATTCATATAACAGATCAATACAGAATTTCAGAAACGAATGTTCTATCAATTCCACTCTCGATGAAGTTGTAGCTAAGCGTGGAATGAATATGTTTTTTGGACATGAAATAAAATAGCACATTCATTAGGAGATGAAAAGCATGAATACAAATAAAGAAGATATTAAAAAGTTTGTTTCTGCACTTATTGAGGAATTGAACGATCTTGAACAAGTACTTGCTAGGAGCGAAGAACTGGAGATTGAAAACAAGAAAAATGAAAGATACAAGGAATTGAAAAGGCTACTAGATACAATAAAGTAAAACAAGGAGAGATTTTACATGGCTAGATTTTTGGAGATTGAAGAACTAATTGGAGAAACTAAAGTTACAAGTTTAATTGGTGTTGGGTCTATTAATTACGTATTTAACTATGAGGGAAAGGCAGTAGTTAAAACATCTAAAAAATTCACAGTAATCACGAATAGTTATAAAGATATATGTGATCTGTTACATCCTTTTCAATTTAACCGAACCGAATTGAATGGAACCTCAATACAAGCCCCCGGACTGGATACTAAGGACAAGGGTATTGAAGCTATAATTAACTTAAACAGAGTAGCTTCTTTATATGGAAGCTGGCAAGGGGAGATTGACTTTGAAGATGGAACGACCGTAGAATCATATTTTTCGCCCTATGGTTCCATTGAAAGTTTGAAGTTGGAACAAGGCAGCTATATATTACGGAACAAAGGTGAAGAGTAATAGAAGGAACAATTCTATGGGGGGACTTATGAGTGAAGAAATTGGTTACGATTTGCATTCTTATGTTAATGACAGCTTGTAGTACTGGACAAGAATCGGCAAAAGATAGTTACAGCACATCAGCGGCAGTCAGCAGTCCCGTAAATTCGGCTGCTCCTAGTAAATTCTATCATAGTTTATGCGGAGCCGAACTTGACCCTGAAGAGTTGGTTATGTGTCTCATAAAAAACAACTTGGATAGTGAGATAGGCGAAGTTTTAGCTTCAGAGAATGCTCAAAACAATGAATTTGTTGATACAATGTATGAATATTCAGAGCTTTATTCTGGGAGTACCCCCAAAGTAGAAGAATTAGCGGATTTACGGGAGAAGTATTTAAGAGTCCATTCCAAAGTGCTTAAACTCATGGAAAATAATAAGATAAGTTCCGATGAGATGTCAATTATAACCGAAAAATTGGACAATATTATCGAAAGACGGACGGCAGATGCTACTACAGCAGACAGTAGAGCCAAAGGGTATATTGAAGCTTACATTGGAATGACGGCTGAAGAACTAAGGAACTCTAAGTCATGGGGCGAACCTAAGAGTATTAACAGGACAACAACTGCATCTGGTGTTAGAGAACAGTGGGTATATTATGGAAGATATGTATATTTAGAGGATGGAATTGTCACTTCGATACAGGAGTAGCAGGGAAGAATATCAGAGTGTCTAACAAAATGTGAGTTTTATTGAGAGAGGGTAAAGACTGATGAAACGGTGGCTGAATCTTGAAGATGAGATTGAAGAAATACAAAACAGTGACAGGTACTTTGAGCTTAATCTTGGTATTCAATCAGTCAATCCTACTCATATTGTTGCCCTATCGCGCAAACTTGATCAAACAAGATTAGAAACGCTTAGAGAAAAGATAAAATCCCATGGATGGCAGGACCTTACTCCCTTTGATCTGGAATTAATTTTAATGCCAGATCAAAAAAGATATGCAGTATCCTCTGGAGGAAATCATAGGGCTTATCTCAGTAACGAGTTTGGGATAGAGAGGATAGAGGCAGACGTGGTTACATATCTAGCTAAATCTGAACTAACCAATGAACAAATTTATTATATCGATAGACTGCAAATTGAAAAATCGGATCTTTATAAGAGTCTTAGAAAGTTGCGTTCGAGTAAACTCAAAGTCGGTCGGTTGGATATTACAACGAGGATTAATGATATAGATAAGGAAATAACAGACTATTTTAGGAAAATATATTGGAAGCTGTAAATAAACTAAATCAAATATTTCGTTGTGATTGGAGATAAACTTATGAAAAGAGATATGGAGCTCATAATCGACATTCTAAAGTGTGTAGAAGAAGGATGGGATGAGAACTTTAATATTTATTTTTCTGGAAAGGTAGATAAGCACTTTTGGTATAATGTTTGGCTGGCTAGTGATTTTGGTTTGATAGAAGTTGATGATGTTTCAACATTACAGGAAGAGTTTTATTACCCTACTAAGCTAACTTGGGAAGGGCACGATTTTCTTGATGCTGCAAGGAACGAAGCTGTAGTCAATGAGGCAAAAGAGATTGCCAAGAAGAAAGGACTAGACTTTTTAAACCTACCTTTTGAGATGACAAAAGCTTTATTAATAGAAGTTACCAAGGGAGCACTATTTAGTTAAAACCGATGAAACGTAAATTTCACACATTTCTATTCCTCAGGGAGGTCGGCTAACATGAGCTTTGTATCAATTATCGCGCGAGAGAAATTTTTAACAGTAATGAGTGACGGAAGGGTTACTGGTACTGATAATAGCATTGTTGACGAAGCATATCAAAAATTCACCAATGACGCGAGAACGTTTATAGCCTACGCTGGAACTCGTGAGGTGTGCGAAATGATTACTCGTGACATTAGAGATATTGTTTTTAATAACAGAGACTTTACGGGTGCGACATATGTGTTGGTCCAAGTTTTTGAACAGTTAAAATTAGAAAACCACGGGTTTAAAGTTATGATGGCACTAGGTGGAGTCAATAACCAAGAGGAGATCGAACTACATACAGTAGATTCTATAAAAAAAGAAGTACTTAGTTTTAAACCAAATGGTAGTGATTTGGACTATGCATTTTTAAACAACATACAAAACGATGCATTTGATTTTCAGCCTATATTGGTTGATTTTCTAAAACAAACAGGGCTTGATACACCATCAAATACGATACAGGCACAAAGACTGTTGAACAATTATGTATCTGACATGGATAATTCGGTAAATAAGAAGACTTTTAGGGCAGTAATAAGAACAGAATCTGTGTAAAATTTTCCTCTCTAAAAGTGGCATATTTAATAAAGAAGTTTACTTTAAACTCTTATATTAAAAAGGGACCTTGTTATCTTATAATGGAAGCATGTGTGGTGTCTTTCAAGCGGGTCGAAGCAGGAGAATACATAAAAGAATTTTATTTCATAAAAAATGTTGGAGGGTTTTATCATGAAAAACGATGTGAATGTATTGCGTAATACCTATATTGGAAATCTCGTTAAAGTTGTTATAAACCATAAATCTATGATTATGAGTTTCCAATCAGTAATCACAGAAATCAACGAATCAGAGATTGGAGAAATTGTTGTACATTTCGAAAACAATTCCGTTTTAAGGTTCTTTAATGAAAGAATTGATATCCTGGGTAATTCAACTAATGAAGGAGATCCAGATATAGCTTTGATTTTAATCTAATCAAATAACTAATTCATGGGGAGGAAACTGCATGGATAATACGACGCTGACTATCGTCACTCCTATTTTGGTTTCATTAATAACTTCTGGCATCACATACTTGGGTTTAAGGCATCAATATAAGTCTGACTTAAAAAAGCAGGATCAAATCAATAAGCTGGAAATAGAAAAATTATTACTCCAACATCAGAATGAACTTGATAAGATCAATATCCAACTAGCTGCTCAAGCTAAACTTTATGAGCAAAATGCCCAGACTGATTTCACAAAGGATTTTATGTCGGGTGCCTTAAAAGATCCTAAACAAGCAGTTGAATCAATGACTGGCTTGGTAGAATTGATGAAGTTTTTGGAAAAAATAAATCCTGACACATCTAAATGAAATGACTGTTTCATAAAAACTTTATTAAAGGAAGATTTGCCGAATGCGATCTTATCCCACTGATTTTTCTAAAGAGACTATTGACCGAGCGCTCGATGAAATTGTAAATTTTTTTGATAGTGACTGGCTTCATAATAAAGATGGCGAACATCCATTACAAATACTTTGGAATCGTGAAGACATTCTTTCAACATTAGAGCTTTATACATTCGGTGTTTCTTTGCAAAAAATGAAGAGACAAAGTAAGACGTGGCTAACAGGACAAATAAAGTTAATAAAAGGATCTGACGAGAATAACCGACGTGGGGCCTTTTTTGAAATAATTGGTTTAAGTTTTTTTAATAATAATACCTCAAAACTCATTCCAGCACCAAATTCACAACCTGGCTACGACGCAACATTAATATTTGACTCGAAAGAAACACGAATATCCAGTAAAAGTTTTGGAAGATCGCTGCATGATAAAGAATTTGAAAGAGAGAGTAAGTATACAGAGATATTAATAATAGAGTTAATGAGCAAATTCGGTTTAAGCTATGCAGAATATTTCATAACTTTTGCCGGTGAATATCCAACTTTAGAGAATTGGGAAGAACTAAGGAGTCTCATGCCTAAGATTATTCGAAAGTTTCTTCGGTCTAATAGTAACTCTAAGTTCCGAATTCCGCTAAATATTCAAATCAATAATTGGAGAGTTTGTCTAAGACAGACAGACAGAATTAAAGATTTAGACCTAAATTTGATTTCATATCAACTAACGATATTTGGAAAATACCATAAAAACGAAATAAGAAATCTATATAATAAGCTCGATAAAGCTCAAGAGAATTTGGCTAAACACGTAGGAACAACAGTTAGTACAAACATGATATTTATACATTTACCAATCTCAATATCTATTAATCACTGTGCTGAATGGACAAATGATTATTTTACTAATAACCCTTCTTCAACAGCGCATATGGTATTATTTTATCAGTGTTCAGTGAGTTACGAAGAGACCACAAATAATCAACTATTAACGCATACTTTTTCTTGTATACATAATCCACGAATATACGATCTCAAAGAAAACAATCAGCTATATTCAATAGAGATACCTGTGGGCGTATGTACAATTGAAACACCGGAAATACGGCTTATGATTGATGGGAAAGTTGATGAGGACTTAAAAGTAGGTCCCTACTACTTTTATCAAAGAGGTAAGTTCTACAATAAGGCTGTAGTTAATGATGATGGTTCTTTGGAAGGTGTAGCTAAGAAACTGACATCAGGCATTCATGAATATGTCTCATTTACTTTAGAAGGAAAAAATATAGTAGCATCCGGCAAAATACATGAGTCAGATGAGTTACTTATACTTTAATGTAATTATTTCTTTTTCAGAATCAAATGGCTATTTCATGAAAACAAATAAGGGATGATATTTTCTTATGAAAATGCAACTCGCAGAAATCCAATATGGTTCAATGCTTATTTTCACACCATTTTTATTATTTTTTGCAGCAAATGCTAAATTACTTCCAATGTTAATTTTTATTCTATTATCGTTATTAGCAAGTATTTTTCCATTTATAGTTAAATCGTTATCTGAGAAGAAGTATGGCAATGGAATTCTTTATAATCGAATGTTTAAGATTATGGAATTACATTTACATAGAACGAGTAATTGGGGGCAATTTGTTAGGATTGTTTCTAAGACAAGAAAAATATCAAGGGATTTAAATGTGGCAATCTTATTCTACACAGATCATTATGAAGAAACTCGATTAATAGAGTTAGCCAACTCATTTGGAATGCGGTACGAGATCAAACATGCAAATCTATTTCAAAGTTTTGTTTATAAGTTTACATCGATGATTGCTACCATAGGGATCACAAGAGAGAAGAAATATCCTGTACTTAAATGTGTTATAAGACCAAGAAGTGCATAAAAGGCATGCCTCGTTGAAACCATTTATTTCCTTTTTCGTATGGAATTATATACATGAATGAAGGGAATGTCGGAAATGAGTAAAATTAGCTTTAATGTTAATATTACACCAATAGATGCTATTGATATTATTAAATCATCCCAAGATGCCGAATTAGTGCATGCAGAATATAATGAAATAGATAACAATAAATCCATTGGTACATTGATATTTGAAAAGTACTATTTTAGAACTAAGAATAGAGCGGCTTTAATAGTCATAATTGATAATATAAATGGAGTAACAAATGTAAGGGCTATTGCTACGGGAAGTTCAGAAGGCTTTTTCATAAATTTTGATTGGGGAGCGGCTGATAATTTTGTCAGTTCAATAGAGGAAATACTGAATGAGTATATTATAAAATAGAATTCCTAATCAAATGCACGTTTATTAAAATAAGGGGGTTTTTTAATGAAAGGAATGGCGATTGTTAGAACATCAGTGACAGAAGGTCATGAGGATCAAATCAAAAAAACTGGTGCATATGCAATATCAGAAGGTATAAATATGGCTCATTTGTGTATTTTGGCAGAAGATAAAGACTTGGAAACGGTTATCCCTAAATTAAACCAAGTCGATGTAGTTATAGTTACAGATATTACGAGAATATCTCAGAATGATGAGACACTAGAGAGATTCAAGAAGCACTTGGTTAGCAATAACGTACAATTGAGAACTCTTTCTTGATAAAATGTTGATTTCATTTAAAAAATTTATATATTAACTTTCATCGGTATGGAAATAACCTGCCTTAAATGGCAGGTTTTTCTTTGTTTGTGAGACCTAATTTTTCTGCTCTTCTGATGATTTCAAGCAAGTTCTTCATGTCCTCGGCAACATCTGTTGGTTTATCATTGACCTGTTGCTCCAGCTCAGCATTCCTGTTCTGCAGGTTGGCAATAGTAACTCGCATGCCTTCAAACTGCTCCTTAAGTGCTTGTAAGGTCTTAATTACAATGTCTATATCGATCTCCTGTGAATATGATTTAACCACAGGAGACGAACCAGAGAGTTTAGACTGCTTCTTATTAACACTTTGATCCTGTTTTCTTTTCAATTTTGCTTCTTTAATTTGTTCCTCATATTTCTTCCTCAAATTTGAATTCCATCTAAATCCACATGCAGCCGGTGTTCTGTTTGTTTTTTCAGCGACCAATTCAAAAGCATATAATTGTGTTTCACCCTGCTCAATACAATTTAATACTGTCTCAGATAGACAAATATCGTCTTCGATAGTCCATTCATCTTGTCTTTTCATGGGGGTGACCTCCATTAAAATGTGCTATTAACATGTTTATCCAAAATGTCAATGCGTTATGCATATTTCATTGCGTAGGGAGGCCTGAAAGGTTCATTAAGTCGCGGTTTCAGGTAAGATGAGTGTCGATGCACTTATGAACTATGGGTATAGTATGTATATATTTATGTTATTATGCTATACTTAATTAGTATTACATAGCGGCATAGCGGAAGAGGTGTGCATATTTTTGAAAAAAGATAGAGACGAGCTTGAAACTCAACTTAAGAATGTCATAGATGACAATAAACTTATTACAAAGACATTAGCCAAGATTAGTGAACATCTAGATAAGTGCGGAGTTAAACCGGGACTTGTTAATGAAGTAGCAAGAGGAAGCGTCTCCTTAAAGAATATCGATTTAACTTTACTAATTGTTTTGTTGGATGCAGTCTATAAAGTAACAGGAGACAATCGAATCATTACTCAAGATTACGTTTCAAATAAAGAATTTAAAAACTCCATTGAAAATATAAATAGACATACTAGTCAGGAGCTTCATTTACCAATTGAATTCGAAGAAGTTATTAGTTTGGATTATCAAACATTTGTTACTTCCGTAAGCGTGAAGAAGATTGTAGATATGTATCATTCAAATCTCATTGTTTACGATTATGAAACGCAGCGAAGCGCTAAATATCGTATGGGTAAAGATGGAGTTGTACCAGTTCCAGATGTAAATAAGAAGAGTGTAGATGACATTGCTAAACATATGTTGGATGGTACTTATTTACCAGACATGTTAACCTTGAATGTCTATTCAGAATCAGTAATTCCCATTAGTTACGATGAAAAGAATAAGATTTTAACTATAAATAATGGTGCCGTAATTTCCATACTTGATGGATTCCATCGCGTTCAAGGTGCTGTAAAGGCACTATCCATTAACCCAGACTTAGAACTTAAATTGTTATTGTCAATACGTACCTATGATACTGATATTGCTAAGAAATATTTCGGACAGATTAACACGATAAATGTTGTTAAGAAACAAAGACTAAAGGAATTGAAGTCTGAAAACTGGTCAGTTGCTGTGGTTAGAGACCTTCAACAAAAGTCCACGTTAAATGGAAATAAGATTGCATCAGCTGCGAACATAAGCGAAATAGCCGGTCATTTAACAACATTCGATATTATGTCATATGGCGTTGAAAAGACATTCAATCCTCAGAACTTTCTTGAGTTTAAGGAAGTGTCCTATTATCTTAATGAGTTTTTTGGATATTTAACAGGAAGTTTCCATGATGAATTTATTAGCAATCCAAACAAATATCGAGAAACATATATAAATCATCCGTTGATGTTCCTGGGTTATATCCAAATTGCAAAGAATTTTAAAGAGCATGGAACGGAATTAATCAAGATAAACGAATTAAAGCAAATGATTAATTTTGAAGATAGTGAACTAATAAATATGCTGAACAATAGGAGCGGAATAAATTCAAACAGAGTGAGAAATCAGGTAATTAGTTATTTTAAGAATAAGCTTTAATTAGATGGGATGTGTGTCGGTATGTCTAATGTCGTATACAATGAAAAATTGTACAATGAGGAACAAAAGAAAAGGTTTTTGAAAGGATTTACTGGGAACACGCTTCTAATATACATGCGTGTTCTTAAAAGAGCCAGTAAATTGGAAGAGATGTATAACAAGGATTTATATAACTTTAATCTATATGAGATTGAAGATGTTTTAAATTATCTTGCTCCGAAAACATTGCAATCAGCACAGAGCAGCTGCACTATCATTCAGCAGTACATTAGATGGGCAATAAGCCAGGATCTAAGGGATAACAATCTAAATCCGTTGGATGTCATGGGAGGAACAGAATATTATAGCCGGTTTATTGATAAAACAAATAAACTGCTTTTAACAGACGAAGAACTGGATAGCATTATTGGTCCATTGGATAATTGGCAGGACAAGGTAATCCCTTTTGCTTTGTTCGAGGGGATAATGGGAAGAGAATATAGTGAGTTATTGAATCTAACTCTTAATGACATCGATGCGGAAAATCACACAGTCACACTAAAAAATGAGTTAAAAAATGGTGAAATTGAAACAAGAACAATAACCATTAGTGATAAGCTTACAAGATTCTTAATAAGGGCCGACGAACAACGGGTTTACAGCCAGGATAACGGGAAAAGCACCGCTAAGAGTCCCACAGTTGAATTAGTGGAGAGTCCATTTATAATTAGATCCGTTAAACGTAGGGCTGCACATAATGACAGAGCAGATAAACACTTAGTACTGAGACGGTTGAAGAACATTGGAATATGGAGTGGTCTGAAACAACTGAGTGCAATTAACATTAGAAACTCGGGTATGCTTCATATGGCTAAGAACTTATCTGACATGAATAGTGATGAGTTGAGTAAAGATGTTATATTAGCTGTATGTAGTCATTATAACGTAGGCAAACAATCAAGTAAGAGCGAATACTATGCATACACCAGGTTCACACAGGAGTTCTTAAATATGGAGACCATTAAGCGGGTATATGAGTTAGAATAATGATATACCTTTACATCTAGGAGATGACTTGATGAAGCTATCTAAACCTTTTCAGTACCTAGTTGGTGCTGTTGGATTAATATGTCTATGCGTAGCAGCTTATTTAAAGCATAAGTATTTATGGTGAGAACTTATAATTGACGGAACACCACAATATAACGGTGTTCTTTCTTTATAATATGAGGTTTATAATAGCCTCTGTTTTTGTAGTATAATAGGGAATATTATACAAAGGGAGTTAATGTATACATGAAGAAAAAGCTTCAAGTTTTTATTTCATCTACATATACGGATATGCTTGAGGAAAGACAAGCTGCAGTAACAGCTGTATTAAATGCAGGACATATTCCTGCAGGAATGGAGCTATTCAAATCCGGAGATCAAAGTCAAAAAGAGACGATAAAGCGCTGGATTGATGAGTCTGATGTTTATATGTTGATACTTGGTGGACGTTACGGAAGTATCGATGAGGAAACAGGGAAGAGTTATACTCACTGGGAATACGATTACGCTGGAGAACAAGGTAAAAGAAGATTTGCGATTGTAATAAAGGATGGCAAATTGACCGAAAAAGCAAAAGAAAATCCCGATTACCTTGAAAGAGAAAATTTCCCAAAGTACAGGGATTTTAAAGCTCAGGTACTGGGGAATATATCTAAATTCTATGAGGATATCAAGGATATAAAATTAATTGTCATGGAATCCCTCAAGGAATATGAATCGGATGATAATTTAACGGGGTGGGTTAAATCAGACAATGTCCAGGCTATGGAAAAAATTCTTTTAGAGAATGCCGAACTAATAAAGGAGAACGCTCGACTCGTAAGAGAATACGAGAAACTTAATACTAAATTATCTCAAGGGTTGCTTATAAACGGACTATCATATGATGAAATTAAAACAGCTCTAAATGGCATAGAAATTAAATTATCAAAAGAACTTGACGAAAAAGAAACTGAACTAACTTTACTTCAAATTTTTGTAATTCAAGCTGATGCGTTTGCTGTTGGAGTGACTAATAGTGCGCTTGGTTCAAGTAAGTGGAATTCATTTATGTACTTTCGTATTGCTCCCAAACTCATGCAGTTCGGCTTAATGGAGAAAGTTAAGGTTACCGGAGCAAAATATGAAAAAATGCAAACATCTAAAGAAGGATTAAAATTTTTAGCTCAATATGAATTAGAGAAGAAAAAGTTCCCCAAAAAATAACAGAGCTTTTTTGGATTATGTTTCTCACACAATTGTTATTGCGGGCACCAGGTAAGTCTAGCTTCGGCCGTTACCATTTAATAGGTGCGACGCGACCCTTATGTAAAAAAGTGCAAATGAATTTTTCGAATGATAAATAACCAAAAATTTACAAAAAATATCTAATTGTACCTTCCTCACGCGATAGCCTGCCTATAGACTCCCTACCTGACCAGATACCATACAACTATACTTATATGGTATCTATAAAGGCATGGGGGATAGTAAAAAGTGCTAAAATTTGGCTAATTCCCAAAAATTGCGGCAGCACTTCCATCTACACACCCGGATTTAATTTTCATTCTCACTTTCCCTCAATTCCCCCTACATTTTATACAAATGCGTATCGTGATCCGTATCGTAAAAGCCCAGTAATATCAATAGTTTTTCCTCTTTCCCTCCATCAAATTTCCCTCTATTTTCATCATTTTCACACTAAAATAATCGGCAATCCCTTGCTACATAAGCACTTATACGATACGACTCTGCATAAAATATATAAAATGTCTTTATTTAAATGGAGATTTGTCCATTTTACCTATGTTACCGATACGGATTTTTTACATACTTATCGTTTGAATCTCCATAGTAAATAATGGTATCGCATGATAAAATAAATCTGATTACTTAGTTTCCAGGAGGGGTTAAATGAACAGCAGGGGATTAGTGAAGTTAATTTATATCTCTATACTCGTGATCATATTAGCAGGTTGTTCAAGCAAGGTGGACGCTGCACACAGCAAAGAGAAAGCGATTCAGTATATAAAAGAACAAAAATACACAGAAGCAATGAAGGTATTGGATAAAGAGGTTGGACGGTATATCGAAAAATCTAAAGATCCCACAGTTTACAACTATAAGTTGGACTTATCTGATGATTTGAAGCAAAAGATTGACCTTTACAATTATGCATCGTCTCTGGACTCTAAAGGTAAAAAGGATTACACAGCAGCTTTGGACAGTCTAGAATATCTTGAACCAATTCCAGATGTACTTACCGAAGATGAGTTGAACAAATACAAAGATGATCTTCATAAACTGAATCCGACTTATCTGACGTTTAAGCAAAGGGCAAATGGTGAAGTGTATGAAGATCCAACTGAGAAACAGAAGAGGCTAGAGGAAGAAACTAAGGCAAGAAATGAACGTGCATTAGCAGAGGAACGAGAGAAAAAGCAAAAGGCCGAGGATGAGGCGAAGTTAGCAGCGGAAAGTCCACCTGCAATCGGAATGACTAAGGATGAAGTTTTAAAATCATCATGGGGCAAGCCAAATGACATTAATAAAACTACAACAGCGAACTATGTATCTGAACAATGGGTATACAGTTCTTCGAGATACCTCTATTTTGAAAATGGAATTTTAACAACTATTCAAAATTAATAATTAAGAAAGAGAGCCAATAAATTAGAACAGGCTCTCTTCTTTTTTTATTTAAAGCTTTGATAAGCAGTGATAATTATTCCCGCAACAGCAACTATAAAAGATGAAATTGCTACATTTACAGCTAAGTTTTCTTTCTGAAGAGCATTGATTATTTTGAGATGTTCAAGACACTCATTATAAACGACTTCGAACCGTTTGCATTCTAAAGAAAAGTTTAGATCTTGTTGCTTTCCACCATAATATGCCTTCCAATCTTCTATTTCTTTTGGATATGGAATATTTGACTTTGAATTTGAATGTAATTTATTTTCATTAATTGCTCGGATTTTATTTACAAGCCATTTATAATCTTTTGCTGAAATTTGATTTTTAGTACCATTAAAATATTTATTCATTCTGTTGTTTAATTCAATATTCTCAATTCTACCGAATAAATAATAATAAAAGTTCATTCTATAGTCACGTATTATATTTATGAAGGCAACAGGGATGTATCTATTGCCAGAAAAATATAGATCCATTTCTAGTCCTTCATTGCCTGTTACATCGTTAATCAGGAATTGCTCTCCACTACGGATGTCATATGTCTCACATAAAAAAACATCCCTAAAATCCTCCTCAGAATAAAGATCTTCAGGATAGTTGAAAACTCTACAAGAAGGAAGTTTATACTTTTTACCAATGTTAAGGACAAGAATGTCAGAAATTTTAGCTTGTAGCGTATATTTAATTAGTTCTTCAAACATTTTCTGAATATGACTGTAGTCCTTCGTTTTAATCATGTTATCTAAATTATAGTATCCAGTAAAATCCTTCCCGTATAGGAAGTTCCTATTTTCTTTTAAGAACGATAAACACATAGTATAAGTCATTACTTTATTAAAACGTATGGTATAGTCCACAATTATTTGATTATTACTTACTTGAGTATAAGTGGCGTTAACTTCTCTAATAAAACCATCGCTTAGAAATTCTATTGTACCCAAGAATGTGACGCTTTTAGAGTCGTACTCTAATCTTAAATAGTTTATGTCTTTAATTTTTTTAGGTCGAAGGGTTAAATCTACTTTATAATCCATTGGATTAAGTTTTGAAATTTTCTTTACCAAATCATTGAGTTCTTTATTTCCGTAACTTTCAAACAGTTTAAACTCCCACATCCTTAATAGATTTTGTTGGTCAATATAATCCTTTTGTCGCTCATCAATTTCAATGTATGCTTTATAATCGTCATTACTTTCAAGTAATTCAATTACTTGGTCGATGTATGACTTTTGTTTTTTGTAATATTGTCTCTTATTCAAAAGAACTGCCCCTAATCGCATATAGTTTTACTTTCTTCATTTAAATGGCTGAACAGTATTTAGTAAATGGATAAAAAAATCTGTTATTCCAATCATAATGTGTGTAGTAATTCCAGATATAGAATAGGGATATTTAAATCCCCAGAAACAAAAACACAAGATAAGTATTGCTCCCACAATCGATAAAATATCCTTCAATTTTATAGTTAATTTGTATGATCCTCCTAAGTTAATATAGGTTAATTATACCATTTAGAATAGGTAAAAGTTAATGCCTCACTATGCTTTTTTAGATAATAAAATAAAAATAATAATACAATTTACAAATAATATTCAATAATGTATATTACTTATATGGAGTGTTTTATCATTCCTAAATCAACATAACTATTGAAGAAAGGATGGCATCAGTATTTGAAATTTAAAGTAATGCTCGACAATGTGTCATTTAGTAGTAAGCCAAATCTTAAGGAAACAGGAGGTATAGTAAACCGGCTAGTTGAAAATCCAGTAGAATTAACTATTGAAGAAATTGCTCAAGTCATTAAAGAAGGGAAGACAGTTGTTCCGGCTTTTCTTGGACGAAAGAAGAATGGCTTAATAAAGAAACATAAGGAATGCTGGAGTAATCAGCAATTGATTTTCTTGGATTTTGATAATGAAAAAGAAGTTCCTGATCCATTACCTGGTAAGCCAAATAATAAGAAGAAGGTAAAAGACGTTCAGTTGAGCCTCGAACAAGCAATAGAGCACTTTAAAGATTCATCACTGTTTATTTATACATCCTTCAATCACACAGAGGATCATCCACGGTTTAGAGTAGTACTTGCTTTGGATAGATTGATTTATGACAATAAGCTAATCAATCAAGTGTTTCAGCGCTTCAAAAAGTTATATCCATACATAGATCCTAAGTGTTTAGAAGAGAGTCGTTTGTTCTATGGAGGAAGAGAAGTATTTAAACTTAATTATGATAACAGGGTAGATGTTGATGCATTATTATCTGATGGAGGTAAAAGGGGGTTACACTATTCCTTATCTTTATATAGATATAGTGTTACCCCCTTTTACCCAGCAGGTAAGCCAAGTGATAATCACCAATTAAGTAACTATACAAATATTAAATCAATTTTAAACAGAGACATTAACAGGTTACACGATATCATTAAGCCATCTCCAATAAAAATTCCAAGAAGCGAACTACACAATACATTGTTCAACCTAGACTTTTCTGTCTTGCTTGGTGTAGAGCACAAACATTGTTGTCTGTTCCATGATGACGATAAACCATCTGCGATGATAAGTCGTAAAAACGGTACGGGGGACTACATGTATTACTGTTTTGGATGTGGATTCTCTGGTAACATCATTAGCTGTATTGAAAAGATATTTGATGACAATGGCAAGAAAATCAAACGTGGAGAACTTGTTTCGTTCTTGAATAAGATTTATATGATTGATATTGAGCTCGATGAATGGGGAAAACGCCAAAAGGATGAGTTAGAAGAAAATATCTCGTTATTGCTTGGGCGAGAAATGGAGTACTACGAACCAACATTACATAAATTGATCGTTAAAAACATCCCTAAGTTAATATCATTACACTATATTGCCATTGAGAACATTATTAAAGAAGACCTTACCGATAAAGACGGTAATGTTATCTTCTACAAGAGTCTAAGAGATATAACTTCAGCGTTAGGATATAGCTCAACAGACAAAATTGCTCGTGAATTGAACTTTTACATTTACTTAGGGTTGTTAAACAAGATCAAACCAGATGAGCTTCCAAAAAATTTGAAAATTGAAGCAGCCAAATACCAATACGAAAATCAGTATAAGTACAAGCAAAATTACTATTCATTTCCTTCCTATACATATGGTGTTAGAAAATTCGCTGATCTCAAAGCAAAAGAGTGGAAAGAGAAAGGATATGTAAAAAAACAATTTAATCGGGAGATGTTGTTTCGAGGGCATGGTGAATCAGAAGCGGATCGTGTTTACCCGCATATGAAAGGAGAAATGTTTTCTGAAGCAAACAATGAGGCTGCAGAACAATTAATAAGAATTGGCTTAGAACTGATTAATGCGAAGGGATGGACAACAGAACAAGAGATTAAAGACCATCTTAAGCTTTATTGGAGAGGACAGGCTGAGTTTAAAGATTATGTTATAAAGACAATTAGGGCAGAGTTCTTAGAGGCATATGGATTGACCAAAGTTAAATTAAATAAAAGTCTTGCTGAAAAGTTAGGAATTGCAATTGAATTTAACCAAAAAGGCAATCCGAGCTATCCATACATAATCATTGAAAGTAAAAATACAAATGAATTAATTGTAAGCTTGTCCCTGGGGAGGAGTTAATAAATTTTGTCGAAAACAAAAAGCAGCTTAAATTATGTATTCAAAATCAGATCATCACGCTTGAGAAGGGTGAAATTTGATTTATGGTTGACACCAAAACAAGCGAGAAGCAATAAGGAGTTAGTTTCATTAAGTAGCAGCCAGACGCTTAGATTTATTGAAAAAATAAGTCCACCTGATTATGACAAGGAACGATTAATCGATGAGAAAAAAAGTGAAGTCGCAAGGCTTAAGAAGTCCGAAGAGAACAAAGAAAATAAACTAAAGTTAAGTAAGGCGTACAATGAACTATTGGAATTACAATTTGTTAAAGAGTATGCGCTTATTATTATGGATAATAACACGGATTTTGACAGATTAAACTCTGAAAAGGGCTTCTTGATAAATGGAAAGAAGTTCAAAAGACTCTTAGCAACAACTGGTGGAGGCAAAAAATCCACTATTGTATATGTTAGTGAAGATACATACGATGATTTAAAAGAGCGTCTTGACATGGGTAGAGAGCCGAATAAACCAATTATACCGGCTAAGTTAGAAGCATATAAAGCACTTGCATGTTCGGCTAGTACACCTGTTAGCCGTCCAAAAGGTGTGTTGGTGGTTAAAGATGTCGAGACATCGTTCTTTGCAAATGTAATAACCATAGACGACAGAGAGTCTGATTATCCGATAATTGAAGCAAGAGAAAATTATCCTGTTAATATGAATGCTTCGGATGGATTCGGTCTAATGCTTCCCAATAGAAGCAAAACATGGGGAGAGGAATTGGGAGTGGGTGGACACCCATCGTTGGTAATCCGTCATGGGTTTACTAAAGGAATGTTGTTTCCCTTTGATTACATTCATTTTGCCGAACATGAAGCAAAGAACTTTATGGTTCCTGATGCTTGGGGGGATTCAAGAGATATTAGGGAGTATGATGTAATTCTTACAACTTCAATGGTGAAATTATGGGATTCATATGATGACCTTGAACATTTGCAGAAGTGCTGGGATAAGCACGATTATACATTTGCAGTAACAAAGGCAACTCCTGAAAAATTAGATAATGAGGGTAACTTGAATTATCAGTTCATTCAGTCATTAGAGTTGACCGATGAAGAAATCAGTGAATTGATAAGTGAAACGGTTCAAGAGATAAAGGATGTCTTAGGCGGAGATTATCGGAAGGCAATTCTGTATCTTAATGGCAAAGAATTGACTGAGAAATCTGTAATAAAAATGAAACCCGATTATCTTAAAGCACTAATGATTGACAAAGAAATGATCAATGATCCGTATGTTAGAACTCATATACATAATATGATAAAAAATAGAATCAATGAAGTAAAAACAGGCGATTTAAAAGTTAAAGGGAATTTCTCAGTAATGTCAGGAGATCCATTTACTCTGTGCCAAAGCATCTTCGGTATGCCTCTGACCGGTTTACTTAATGAAGGAGAATTTTATTCAAAGTATTGGATTGATAAAGGCGTTAGCAAAGTTGCAGCTTTCAGGGCTCCAATGACAAACCATAATAACATTCGAATTTTCAGATTCAAAAACAGTGATGAAATCAAATTTTGGTTTCAGTACATGAAGAACGTTACCATTCTAAACAGTTGGGATACAACCACACATGCACTCAATGGAGCGGACTTTGATGGCGACCAGGTATTCACAACAAATAACAAAGTAATTTTAGATAACGTTAAAGAGTTGGATGCTATTATCTGTATGCAGAAATCAGTAAAACCGGTTATTCCCACTGAAGAGGATTTAATAAAGGCGAATAAGGCGAGCTTCGGGGATGAGATAGGTACAACAACTAATCGAATTACTTCAATGTTTGACGTACTAGCTAGATATGAAAAGGGAACTCCTCAATATGAAGCAATAATGGAAAGAATCATGAGTGGACAAATGATCCAACAAAATGTAATTGATAAGACAAAAGGTGTAGAAGCAAATGGGATGCCAAAGGAATGGTATGAGCCAAGAATAAGTTATCCTCCTGTTCAATGTGATAGTAAAGGGAAAGTCATCAAAGATGACCAAGGAAAAGTTATTCCATTAGATGAACCAGAGGAACAGCGTGCGGTACGTGAGCTTAATTTGGAAATTGTGGCTAATAAAAAACCATACTTCTTCATTTGGAAAAAAGACTCATTGGAATTTGGTAAATATCGAAAATACATAGAGAGCACTGAGCGGAACTGTTTTATTAGATTTGGCATGACAGTAAAAGAATTAATTGGACTAAACCCTAGAACAGATGAGCAAGATGCTTTTGTAAAACACTACTATGATATGATGCCGGTTTCTATCTCTAACTCCACAATGAATCGAATTTGTTGGAAGATTGAGGATGAATTCAAAAATTTTCCTCTTGAAATTAAGTCATCAAAATTTGATATTGAAATGCTAAAGACCAACAAGAAGTATTCCCAAAGGAAATTCAGCAAAATCATAGCTTTATATGAGGAACATAATACAGAGATGCGTGACTTTATGAAAAATAAAAATGAAGATTCTAATGATGACGAAGATAAGCAAGGAAATAGGAATTTGTTTGTAAACAGATTTAAGGAAGATGCTTCATTGGTTTGCAGTAACGAAGAAGACCTTTGTAATATGGTGATTGACTTGTGTTATAAAAATAATCGATCCAAACAGTTTGCATGGGATGTTTCAGGAGAACAAATTATCAGAAATTTGGAAAGTAAAAATAATAATACATACAGTTACCCACTTGAAGATGAACAAGGCGACTTTGAGTTCGCTGGGGATAAATTTACAATGATTACAGTTAAAATGGAGGCAGATTCTTATTAAAATTGTACTGAATGAGAAAGAGTATATTGAAGGTGTTTTGAGTACTGGGTATGTAGATAAGCATCCTAAGAAAACAGTGGCTGCTCTTGCTAAGTATTATGTTGCTGAAGGTTTTAAGAATAAAGATATCGAAAAGGCAATACACGCGCATTTAAAAAAGAACCTAAAGAATTACAACGTTGTTCTTTGGGAGAAGGATGTCACCAAGATTATCGGACAGGCGAAGTCACTCATCAAAAAACGAATTGACAAAGGAAAGAAACCGCTGGTGCAAGTTGAAAGAGTCCATATAACTCGAAATGAATTAATGAAGATCAAAGAACTAAACAGTATTAGGTTAGAAAAGTTGGCATTTACATTACTTGTCTACTGTAAGTTAAGCAACCAGATTAATGAAACGATGGAGTATTGGGTCAATACTGATTATAAAGATATATTTAAAGACGCTAAGTTAACAGATGGGAAAAAACAACAGGATATATTATTGCATAAATTGGTTCAATTAGAATACATAAGAACACCGCGAACAGTGGATTCAAGTAGTTTAAAAGTATTATTTGCAGATGACACAGATGAGATTGAATTAACAATAAAACGATTTGATAGTTTTATATATGAATATCTTAGATGGAAAGGGGAACCGGTTGGCGAGTGTGTAGACTGTGGGGGGTTAATGTTGAAAGAAGCGAATAATCAAAAACGTTGTTTGGGATGTCAGAAGATAAACTTAAAGAAAGATAGACACAAAAAGTGATAATTTACACATTCAGAAATCGGTGAAATCCCTTGTCCTGTAAGGGCTGGCAGGTTTCATTATATACGCTTATAGTGGAAGGGAATAATAGCCAGATTATCTCTTCCACCACTGTTTTATTGTTAACAGTGCGTTTAAATCAATAGTTGCGTTTTGTGTTTTCATAATTCACTTCCTGTAGGAAGGCCGTTGTTCTCCGGTTAATGAGAGCACCTCCTACCCTTTTATTGTCCTGGCCGCCATAAGCCAGGACTTCTTTTTGTTTTTAAATGAAAGCTTATCTATTCAGCTCTGATTTAAGAACAAAAACTGATAATTAAGAATAAGTGGTGATTATATATGGAAACAAATGAACCAAGGGAAAAGATTGTATGTCTTAAGTGTAGAAAATTACGTGTTATTGATGGTAACTATTATGCAAATAAAAACCCATTGGTTGATGGTGAACACCTTCCAATTTGCAGAACATGTATAAATAAATATATTGGAGACGAATCATCTCCAAATTACCGTGAAAGAGTAATTTACATTTTGGCGCACATCAATAAGCCATTTTTAAGTAGTCTTTGGATCAGTTCAGGTGAAAAATGGCAATCTTATATCACACAGATTCAATCCCTTTCGCAATATAAGGATAAGACTTATTTTGACAGCGAATTCGAGAAAAGAGTTGATGGAACTACCTATTCAGTTGAACAAGTACAACTTAATGAAGAAGAATTAATAGAATATCAATTGCAGTGGGGTAAGGGTTTCGAAGTTGATGATTATCTATTTTTAGAAAATCAATTTGAAACATTGCTCAACTCCTATGAGTGTGATTCATATGCTCAGGAGATGTTGTTTCAGGAGATTGCACATCAACGTCTAGCGATTCAAAAGAATCGAGAAGCCAATAAACCGACTGAAAAGGAATTGAAGACTCTTCAAGATCTTCTTGGTTCATCAAACATCAAACCTGTACAAGAGACTGGAGCTAATGCAGCTGAACAAGCAACATTTGGAACACTCATCAAGAAATACGAAAACGAACACCCGATTCCAGAACCAGACCCAGAATGGGCAGATGTCGACGGAATACGGAAGTACGTTCAAGTTTGGTTTCTCGGTCATTTATGTCGAATGCTCGGGATCAAAAATGAGTATTCGAAAATGTATGAGGAAGAAATAGAAAAATATAAGGTAGAGGCACCGACTTATAATGAAGACGAAGACGGTGACGAAACATGAGTGGAATAAAAAATTTCCGAGTACAAAGGAATAACGCATCAAAAGGAAATGACGTTTTTAAAAAGGGAAGAAATTTTAATAAAAAAAATAATAACCTAAATAAGTCAGAGCGTTTGATGCAGGGGATCGGTAGATGGGCAAGTTTTTATCGAGCAAATCCCCACAGATTCGCTAAAGAATATTTAGGTATAACGCTAAAACTATTTCAAGTGATTCTCATTTTTATGATGAATCACTCTTTTTATTTTATGTATCTTGCCAGCCGTGGCCAGGGTAAGACTTTCTTAACATCAATTTATTGCTGCATTCGATGCATTTTGTGGCCTGAAACTAAAATTGTGGTTGCATCAGGAAATCTTAAGCAGGCGAGGGAAGTTGTTGAAAAGATAGACGATCTAAAGAAAAATTCGCCCAACCTAGCAAGAGAGATAAGTGACCTATCTACATCAACAAATGACGCAAGAGTCGAATTCCATAATGGAAGTTGGATTAAGATTGTTGCTTCAAATGACGGGGCGAGGAGCAAACGTGCCAACACGCTGATCGCGGATGAATTCCGTATGATTGATCTTGATATTATCAATAAGGTTCTCCGTAAGTTCCTCACTGCACCCCGACAACCCAAATATCTTAACAAACCTGAGTATGCGCATCTTCAGGAGCGAAACAAAGAAATTTATTTATCGTCTGCCTGGTATCAATTCCATTGGTCATGGAATAAGTTAAAAGCCTTTTATAATGCAATGGTTAAGGGTAAGAATTACTTTGTGTGTGGTTTGCCGTACCAGTTAGCCATCAAGGAAAATTTACTTATGCGAGATCAGGTTATTGATGAAATGTCAGAAGATGATTTTGATGAAATTGGCTTTTATATGGAAATGGAATGCATGTTTTTCGGAGAGTCAGAAAAGGCATTTTTTAAATTCGAAGATCTGGCGAAGAATCGGAGCATTAACAAACCGCTTTATCCCAAGGAATATTACACTCTGATTAAAGATAAAACATTCCAGTATGAACCGAAAAAGCCCCATGAGATTCGATTGATAAGCAATGACATTGCTGCAATGGCCGGTAAAGAGAATGATGCGAGTGTATATACCATTTTCAGATTGCTCCCAACTACAAAGGGGTATGATCGTCACATTGTATACATGGAAAGTATCGTCGGTGGACATACAACAGATCAAGCTATAAGAATACGTCAATTATTTGATGATTTCGATTGTGATTATATTGTACTCGATACACAAAATATTGGTACTGCCATATTTGATCAGTTAGCCCAACCTTTATTCGATAAAAGTCGAAGCAAAGAATACGAACCGTTATCCTGCAAGAACGATGAAAGAATGGCTGAACGCTGTACTTATCCTAACGCTGAAAAATTAATTTACAGCATCAAAGGGAATCAAAGTTTTAATAGCGAATGCGCTGTTTCTCTTAAGGACGGATTGAAGCGTGGTAAGGTTCGCTTACTCGTTCCAGAACAGGACGGTAAAGAGTACCTTAAAAAACTAAAAGGATTTGATTCTTTGTCGGTTGAAGCTCAAACTAAATTTGAAGCTGTATTTGTCCAAACAACAGCGCTTGTCAATGAGATGGTTAATCTTGAAGGCGAACGTACCGACAATGGATTAATCAAACTTAAAGAGCCAAAGTCAAAACGTAAAGATAGATATAGCTCTGTAACTTATGGTAATTATATTGCAAATGAATTAGAACGCGAGTACTTGAAGAGTGAAGAAGAATTCGATGAAACTGACGAATTTGTTTATTACTAAGGAGGTGAAATATGATTGTCAGAAGTAAAAAAGGAAAAAGTTGATATGGAAACCGAAATGGAGTATTCAATAAATCAGATGGCTGCAGTATTTGCCGAAGGATTTATTAGCAATATGTTTTCTGACGGGATCTTCAATGATGTAACAAGCAAGCAATTATTGGAGTATCTATCTGACCCAGATAACTATATCAAGGAATTGGAAAAGCTTGCTCATTACTACTACATAACTTCAGGTGAAGTGTTTCAATTATTCGATATTGCAAGAATATTACCTACACTAAATCACAAAATTACTGTATTAGACAAAACGAAGAACTACGAAAAAAATTTAGTAACATGTAATCGATTGCTAAATAAAGTTAAACATAAGCAACTAACGAGAGATTTGATTTCTCAGGAAATTTCCTCTGGAACGGTGACAGGCATCTGGTTAGGCGAAAAAGGCAATTACCATCTATTTATATTCGAGAGACCAGACAAGGCCTCTCCTGCTTACAGGCTGAATGGTGATTGGGTAGTTCGGATTGACCTTGATTGGCTTAAAGAGATGAATACGAGCGATAGAGAAATTCTCATAAAAAACCTAAGTCCTTTTGTGACAGAAGCAGCCTTCAAAAAGTATGAACAATCATCAAATGAAAACGATCGGTATATTGAATTACCACAAGACCGCTCAATTTGTATTCGGACTCATACATTAAAGCGTAATCAGCCTTTCGGTGTAAACTGGGCTACTCCAGGATTGTTCGACATTCAGCACAAGAAGAAATTAAAGGATCTAGAAAAGGCTGTTGCCAACAAGATTATTTCTGCTGTCGCAGTTCTAACAATCGGTAATGATAAGATTGAAACGCAGACTAACATTAAGTTAAACCCTGCTTTGAAGAAGAAGGTTCATGCTGGTGTTAAAAATGCTCTTGAAAAGAATCAGTCTAAAGGGGTTACTGTAGTCAGTATTCCTGATTTCGCAAAACTGGAATTTCCGGAAATGAAGTCAGATGCATTGGAACCCAAGAAATTTGATTCCATTAATAATGATATCTCTTCATCCTATGGGATTAGTAATGCTTTGACTAACGGAACGTCAGCAAATAATTCGGCAGCTAAAATCAATCTTGATGTTTTATACAAGAGAATTGGAGTTCTTCTTGAGGATATTGAAACCGAAGTCTACGGTAAGTTGTTTAAATTGAGCCTTCCTAACAAAGTTTCTGATGACTACATAATGGAGTATGACAAAGAACCTCCTCTAAGTCTGAAAGAAAAGGCCGATTTCCTTATGAAACTTCACGTTCAAGAAGGATTTAGTCTGAAAGCAGTAATTGATACTCTATCAGGAGTCGATTTTACTGAATACTACAATCAATCGATTTATGAGCAAGAAACATTGAAACTTCAAGATAAAATCAAGCCTTATCAAAGCTCATTTACTAGTCAAGGTAATGAAACAACAGGTGGTCGTCCTACTGTACACGAGGAAGACAAAACAGGAAATCCTACTGAATAGCCCCGTTACAGCAAAGGAGGTGAAAAATGAATAAAAAGTCACAGTTCAACCTTGTACTTAATGCGGTGACCCAAACGGATGATCCCACTATTATCAATGCGACTTTTATAATTCATGACTTTGAACAATCATGGAACGGTCAGGTTATAAGTAAAGAAGTTGCATTAGAAAATTCATATACACTTAAAAACAAGCCTATTTTGGCTAAATATTATCCAGCTGTTGATGGTAATCCATCAACTGATGCGCTTGGTACACATGAGCAGTTCATAGGTGTAAATAGGTACGGCGAACAAGAAATAAAAATGGACACTGTTCCTATTGGGGTTATTACTACAGAAGGCTACCTCCTTACAGTAGATGAGAAGGAAGTAATTGCTGTAGATGCGGCTCTCTGGAGTGTGAGATATAGCGATGTATGCAATTTATTGCTTGAGTGGTATCAACGAGGAATTAAGATAATCTCGTCCGTTGAGTATCTATATCAAAACTTCACATTCGAAGATGGCGTTGAATATATCCAATCACCTATTTACTTTGATGGTCATTGTGTACTGAATTCAGAGCAGCGTGGTGACCATGAAAAGGTATTACCTGCATATGATTCTTCGCAATTATTAAGTTTTAATGATCTAAAACAGTTTAATAGGTTGGTTGCGCAAGCGATAAACCAAAACACAAAGGAGGAAGGTGAAACGATGTTGTTCAAAAAAGTGTGCGAACTATCTCATATTGACATTCGCACAAAAATTTATCAAGTTCTAGATCCAACTCTGCCAGAAGGCACATATTCTTGGATTGTCGACACTTATGATGACCATTTCATTGTGGAACTTGATACTGAAACAGACATCAAGTTTTATCAATATAATTATTCGAAGACTGATACAGGTATCACAATTGACTTTGAATCAAAAGTTGAGGCAGTTGAGGAAAGAAAGTGGGTCACTCAACAAGAAACCGTAGAACTTCAAACTCAAGTAGCTGAGGCAAATGAAAAGGTTCAAGAGTTGAATAATACTGTGACTTCCCTTAATACACAAATCAAGGAACTTGAGCCATATAAGGAACAAGTCGAAGCTGCTAGACTTGTACAGGCTCTAAATGAGCAAAAGGACTTTTATGAGGGAAAATTTGATGCAGTAAATGCATTGGATAAATTTGAATCTGAAGAGGTTCAAAGCCTTATTAAAGCATCTCTAAATCAAAGTGATGAAGGTAAAGATGCTAAGCTTCAACTCAATAGCATTCTTATTGATTGTGTCAAACCTAAGGAACCAAAAAGTAATGAATTTAGAGAGTCTGCAAATCAAAGAGGTAAACTCATTGATATTGAAAACGACTTTAAATCTAGATATTCAATCTAAAATAATGGAGGAATTTTATAATGGCTACAAGACAACTCAAAACTCTGATCGAACGTGGTAATCACGAGGTAGGTAACCTCTCAAGCATTAAAATCCGTACACTTAATTATGGTGCTCTAGTTGAAGGCGCAGACGTAGACAACTTCACACTTGTTGAACTTGGTTTCAACGAAGAGGGAGAACGTACAGCAAAGCAACTGTCTGATGCAAAGAAAAAGTCTTATCTTATCGCTTCTCCAGAAGATCGTATGCTTGGGGAAGAACTAGTTGACTTTTACAATGCTGTTGGTGACCGTGCACGTATCGTATTCCTTGATGAAGGTGTTCGATTCGACACTTCTGCTTTCGCTAAAAATACTGGCGTAACAGACATTAAAAATGGTCAAGTCGCTCACTTTGATCCAACTACAAAGAAATTCTTGATTCAGGATGCAGCTTCCCCTGCAACTGATTATGCTATCGCTGATAAGAAATTTGTAGTTGTATCGAATGAAGATGATCTTGATTACACTTGTGGTAAAGCACTTGTTCGCCTTGAAGTACAGTAAAATAAACATACATAAAACGGAGGAATTATAAATGTACGATATTAATAAATTGGAAAATCTATTTAAGCGAGTTGTCAATAACAAAATGGAGCAGACAGATAGCGAGGATATCGCAGCATATTGTAAAGAAGTCTTTGGTTCTGGTTATGCTCCAGATCCTTCTATGCTCCATCAATTCAACAACTTGGTTGTAAAAGCAGCCGATGAAATTGCAAAGCCAGTCGTTACAAACCTCGTCGAGCTTTTGGCTAACTTTAAATCTGTTGCCCCTAATACGGTTGTGGAGTACACAATTCCGCAAAAGAATAAGGCTAAAGTTCGTTGGTCTGCTAATGGTTCTGGTGTCGATCTGGTTCGTGTAGAAGGTAAACGTAAAGAAGTAGCTGTGCCGAAGCATTTTGCTACTGGTTTCTACTATGAACCATTTGGTGATGGCGACTATGTAGAGCAATTCAATAAATTGGTTAACGATGTGGCCAATGCCAAAGTACGGTTGTATATGGATACGATTGCACAATTAACTTCCGCAGCTATTGGTTCTGGTAAAATTCCAAACACAAACGTAGTATCAGCAACTAATGCAACAATCACACAGTACAATAAACTTGCCTCGACAATTTCTCGCTATGGCGGTCGTCCAGTCTTTGTAGCTGATACACTTCTGATTGATCATTTCGCTATGCAACAAGCCACAGATAGTACCATTAAGACACTTCTCACTGATAAGATTAAAGAAGAACTGCTGACAAGCCTTAATCCATCAACAATTGGCCGCACTACTGCCGTAAACCTGGTTAACCCGTTTGTTGACGAAACCAACGAAAAAGTTGAACTGCCTGTCAATGTCGGTTACATGTTTGCTGGCGATGTCTCTCAGAAACCATTTGTAGTAACTGAGTTTGGCGGTCTTCGTCAAATGACCGAGCAAAACATGGAAGATGAGCGAATCAAAATGAAAATCATCCAAGACGCTGACATCCAACTGATGTTTGGAGAAGCAATTGGATACATCAAAGATGACTCTGTTGCTTTGTAATATTAAATAATCAGGGGAGCTATGTTGCTCCCCTTTTAATAAATAAAAGGGAGAGATTAAATTATGGATACAGTAAAAATTGCTCGATACAGAAATTTCCCGTACACAGTCAATTATAAATCGACAAATGGTGGCGGACTAACAACTTATCAATGGGCAGGTAGTGTTGGGAAGAAATACGATGTCAAAGAAGTACCAACAGAAGTTGTAGATTGGCTTATGATGACGAGTGTATGTTTTAAAGATGGTGAACTGAAAATTATCGAAGATTCCCAAGTAGCTAAAGATGTCGTTGATAATATTACAGATCCAGAGTCCTATAAAAACAATACTCACACACGTGAAGAAATCGTAAAGATTCTCGAAGGTAACATCAATAAGATGAAGTCAGAGCTAAGCAAAATTACAGTTCAATCAGAGAAACAATATGTTCTTGATGTCGCAAAGGAAATCAAACTTGATGCAGCTTCAAAACAAAAGTTTATTGCTGAGTGGATTGGTGCACCTGCTCACATCCTATTCGATGAATAATGGGGTGGTATGATTGACCACTTATGATCAAATCTTTAGTCAGTTCATGAGCATTAATAAAACTGATCCTATCAACATTCCTAAAGGTGATGGGCCTAAGTATGACATGATTCATTCCGCTGTGTTTCTCTTCAATAATCGTCTTCGTGATTTTGACTTAGTTTGTGATGATGCTAACGAAGAAGTTAATCGCGACTTAACCCCCGATGAGCTTATTATCATTGCAAGATACATGCGGCTCACATTCCTTGAAAACCAGTTAACTGAATTTGCAACTCTTTATCAGCCTTTTTCTTCTGATATTGGACTTAAGAATTATCAGAGTCAAGTCAAAGCATTGCAATCACTGGTTGATAATGAGAGTAGTAAGATTGAAAGAATAATCGACAATATGCAAGTTGATTATCTGTAGGTGATTAATGAAGGATTATTCTAATTACTATTCAAGTAGCAAAGACAAGCTTATTAACGATGGAAATCGATTGTTTCAGATGAATCTCCAGGGATTTGATGGTGTTGATGTTCTGGTTAATGGCAAGCCACGGAAGTTAATTGTATCCGAGAAGTATTCAGTTAAAGAATACCTCCTCAAAGTTATTGATGAGCATGGAAAGTTAAATATGGGTGATCTGATTTATTACAATGATAAAAATTGGTTGCTCAGAAAAATTGATAAAGAAAATCCAGTCTTCGATACTGGTACTTTAGAATACAGTCCATCATCAATCAAATGGTTAGATGAGCTCGGAGAAATTCAAGAATACCACTTTATCTTTAACTCTGACAATCTGTCTAATTTCGGCATAGAAGACGGAAAGGTTATTTCCATCCTTAATGATCGAAGAAACATTGTAATTAAATCTTCAGATGTAAGCAAAACAATAAAGGTTAATCAGCGGTTTATTTTTGATGGTTCAGCATGGAAAGTAACATCAATTAACAGAATAAACCCGTTAATTGAGATGGTGCTGGAATCAAGTTCAATTGACCCTTCAAAGGATAATCTTGAGCTTCGTATTGCTGATTATGTTAAGCCAGATTATCGTATTATTCTTGATCAAAGTAATGTTTCACTTAAAATTGGTGACTCACTACAACTAACCCCAAAAGTTACAAACAATAATATTCCTCTCGAAAATCCCCAACTTAGCTATGTGACTTCAGATACCCAAGTCTGCACAGTAAATGATACTGGGCTGCTTACCGCTGTAGCTGAAGGCGTAGTGACAGTTACTATTTCGTTTAAGGATATTAACATAAATCTAGCGGTGTCCATTGTTCAGGAAGAAACACATAGTTATTCTGTGGTGATTAATGGAGATAGTACTATTACAAAATCGAAAACAAAAACATATACTTGCGTATTTTACGACAATGACACAATTGTACAATTGGATGGAACCTTTAATATTACCGATTTAAACAATAATCCATCCACCCTTGCTGTGATCACGTCTCAGTCTAATAATAGTTGTGTGGTTCATGGAGATACGCTCGGGTATGTTCTTTTACATGCTTCAAGTTCTGATGGATTAATTACATCATCAAAACAGATACAGGTAAAATCTCTTATCTGAGGAGGTGGTTATAAGTGGCAAGATTCCAACAATTAAATAGCAATATATATGATGTATTAATCAGTCTCACGGAAAGTCAAACTTTATGTAAACTCCTTCACAGTACACAAGATGATCCGTTGAGCGAAGAGGATGTCGAGGATACAACTGAATTGTTGTATAACAAAATCTTCCCTTTCCCTTATGTGCCTGATGTTCAAACGGCAGCCGGTAGTTTTCTCAGTGTATTCTTTGATAACCTTAAGCTCCTCTCAGACAATAAAGGAACTAAAGAATTATCTCTTGTATTTAACGTAATTGTACATAAAGATTTATGGAGAATGACAGGTACTGGTATGCTTCGCCCTTATGCTATCCTCCATGAACTTGATGAAATGTTTAATAACAAGCGAGTTGCAGGGATTAAAAAGATCCCTTTTGATAGAGGTAAACTGTTATATATTAATAGCCAATACTCAGGGTATCAGGTACAATATCAAATCACGAGCGTGAATTAGTATGACTGAGAGTACAAATTTGATTTTTGGCCGACCAGATATTGTCGAGGGAATTGGGCCAGTTTACCCCATTACACTTCAAGACTATGATAAGTTTCAAAATTCTTCATTTCCACTTTATTATTCAAAGGCACACTTTGGAAAAAAATTCTATGAGTATCCTTTGTTAGATTTGCTAATGTTTGAAGGGGCGTTCAGAACAAATCTAGAGATCATTATCAATATCGTTACAAGAAGAGTTGCTAAGTTATATGTTCATGAAGACACTGGTACATATGGTTTCTATTTGGATGAAGGTTCAAGTGTCACTAGAGACAATTATGATGTTTTCAGAGAAACAGTAATGAAGCAGAATCTAATGTTCGAACAAAAGGTATACAAAGATGAATTGACAAGAAAGTGGGCCGAAAAAGTAATTAATTCCAGATCAAAATCTGGAGTTAGGATGGAATTTGAAGACATGGTTACTACAGTTGCAGCCTTTAGTGGAAAACATTATTGGGATTTGGAGAAGTATACAATTTACCAATTGCAGTCTGAATTCAAACGAATCAGTAAAATCAAGGGATATGAATTAGATGTGGCCGTAGCATGTGCAAACGGTGATGGAAGCAAAATTAGCCATTTCGCGGAGTACTTAGATCTATTCAGGAATCCTTACGATGATGTATTTGTCTCTAAAGATAAATTGTCTAACTTAAATAAAGCTTTATCTTAAAAGAAATCCAAATGGGTTTCTTTTTTTATATTTAATAAATTATATCAGGAGGAATTATTTAATGGCATTGATCGCAGACGTATTTGATGTAATCTTACGTGAACCAGCAACTGGGGACGTTATCGGAACCACTACTCTTCAGGAGGCTGGAATTGAATTTTCCGTATCGGAGAATGAAGTTCGAGCAGGTAAAGGAAACCAACTATATGGAATCCTCCATGTATCACGAGATATTAACATCAATCTGACTGACGTTGAATTTAAATATGACTGGCTTGCAAAACAGTTGGGTCAAAATATCGTTACTGGGGCAGGTGTAGGTTATGCCATGCCTAAGTGGTATGAATTGACTGATAATGCTGGATCAAATGAATTTACGCTTGACGAAATCCCTACGGATGTTGAAACCATTGCAATTTATGATGAAACAGGCACTAAGCTTGCACCAACGAAAGACTTCACTCTTACTGATAAAGTAGTAAAAGTAACTAAAACTGGCATGTCCGCTGGTGCAAAGGTTGAAGTAAGAACATTTAAATATAGTACTCCTGCAACCACGCAAACGATTACTATCGACAATGCTATCTTTGCTAAAGGTGTAGAAGCCATCCTTGAGACAGTTGAAATCGATGGAGATGAATCAGTGGTTGCCAAATTGCAATATCAATTTGATTCTGCTGTACCTACAGGGAATTTCTCCGTAACTACTCAGTCTGAGCGGAACGCAGCAACACAAGCGTTTAATCTGAAGGTTATCAAACCTAAGACTTCAACAGTTGTAGGTCGTGTACTCCGTATTCCTGTGTAACAAATTTTCAAAGAGAGAGATGGGGAATCTCCCGTCTCTCTTGATAATTTAAGGCATTTTTAGAGCTTTCTTAATAAAGAATGTTGTATAAAGTGCCTTATGGCACAATATTATAATGGGAGAGAAATAATCATGACTAAAAAACTTACTAATGCAGAATTAAACAAACTTTACAAGGAATTGAATCAAACTGAAACAGTCAAAATTTTAGATGGGAAGTATGAGGTTAATATTCATAAGGTCTTTAAAAATAGCGATATTGAAGACTTACTTCTTGCTCATGCAGACGTGGTAAAAGAACTAGATAATACACCGGATGCAAGTTTAAAGAATACATTTTCATTATATATTACATTACTTCTGCGTCAGTTTACCGATTTACCTATCCCTGAGTCGAATGATATTAAGGAACTCATTAAAATTACAAAGGTACTTAACAATCTCGGAATTACAGAAGAAGTCTGCAAGGCACTGCCTGAAGAGCAGTTAGCCAAAATACAACAAAAAACAAACGAGTCTATTAAAAAACTGACACAGTCTGATTCAAATTAACAATATTAATTTCGCTGCAAATTAATTAAATAACGACCATAAAAGAAAGCGAATATATAATTCGCTTCTTTTTTTTACCTTTTTTAAATTCAAATAGGAAGTGACATAGCGATGAATAACGATTTAGCGATCCTAATATCAGCCGAACTAAAATCGACTACATTAACTGATTTAAATAAAGAGTTAGACAAATTATCGAAGAATCCGGCATTAAAAAAGTTAGAACTTAAAGTTGATTTCGATAAAAGCTTTTCTAAGGCAATTAACGGGTTTGTTGAGGCAACAAAAAAGCTTGACCATGCATTACAACAGCAAAACCAAGTTGTAAATGAAACAATAATTACTTATAAAAAGCTTGATGGTTCAATTGAAAAAGTCCGAGAGAAGCATTTAGCCAATGGGTCAATTATAACCCAAACGAACAAGAAAATTGATGAGCATAACCAGAAGCTAAACCAAGAAACAAAAGCGTACGACGAGCAGAGAAAGACCATTCAGCAACTAGAAAAAGAGCTTATTGGATTTAATAAAATTAACTCTCAAGTCAAGAAGAATGGTAATGGTGAGATCACTGGTTATAAAAATACATATCAATATAAGACAGGACAAAAGTTAACGGCTAATGTTGATGCCGAAGGTTATGTAAATCGGTACACTCAGACAACCGACTACGCTAAGCAAATCAAAGAAATCGAACAAATTGAAAATGCTCGGATTAAATCAGAAATACGTGTAAGAGATGAAAAACGGAAAGCGGATGAGGCACAACAAAAAGCTATCCAAAAGAATATGGATGCTGACCGCGAAGCGCACAACAAAAGGCTAATCCAACTCCAAGAATTCCAACGTAAATCCGAAGATACTTATGCTAAACTTGGATCTCAAAAATTATCTATAGGTAATGCCCAAAAGCTTGACGGGACAATTGCGGAAGTTAGAAATCTTGACATAAATGATGCAAATCTTGCTGCTAAAATGCGGAACATATCTAATGGCTTCAATGAGATTTCTACATCTGCAAAAGCAAGTTCGACCGGCATTTCTGCATTTATCGATAGTGCTGGAAAATTAGCAGCACACATACCTGTCTTCATGGCAGTTCATACTGCAATATATGGTGTGTTCAATGCTATCGAGGAAGGCTTCAAGGGTATGATTGACATTGAAGCTAAGATGGCTGGGTATATCCAAACGAATGAGCATTATTTTGAGTCATTGAGCGATGCAGGATTAGACCAAAAGAAAGTAAATGACCAGACTCAACAATTTATTATCACTGCACATGCTTTGGGTGCTGAGATTGGAGAGGTAACAGAATCAGCACGTCTATGGGGACGGATGTACAAAGACGTTGCTGTCGTTCAGGAGCTTGTACGACAATCAACTATGCTCTCCACAGTGGACTTAGTTTCACTCGAAGATGCGACCAAATCAATGGAATCTGTACTGGCTCAATATGGAGCGCAGATCAAAAACGTTGCAGATGCACAAGCGTATGGTAATAGAATTCTGGATTCATGGTCAAAAGTAGCTCATGACACAATGGCTCCTGCCAAAGATTTGGGAGCAGCATTTGAGAGAACGGGTAAAATTGCTGCTGAAACAGGTGTATCCTTTGACTTCATGAACGGCTTGATTTCCGCAGGTGTTCGTAATACCGCCCTTTCTGGTGAAAACCTGGGCAATATGTGGAAAACAGTTTTGGGTACAATCAGAACTGAAAAGGCAGTAAATGAAATTGAAAAGCTAGGCGTAGCTACAAAAGAAATTGTCAATGGTACAGAACAGTGGAAACGCGCAGATGACATTCTATTAGAGTTAGCTACAAAAGTTGTCGATAAGAACTATGATTTAACTCAATCTTATGCAGACATTTCGCGTGGTGTATATCAGTATGCAAAGTTGGCTGCATCGTTAAACGCTGGAGACATCTTACTTGGTACTGCTGCATCTATCGGGTCTACAGGACAAACAGTAGATTACCTTAAAGTTCAGTTAGATACAATTTTACGTAAATCATCACAAGTCAAAACTTCCTTCCTTGAAATATTCAATACAGCTGGTAACAACGGCCTCAGAAATACTTTAAAAGATATCCTGGATGTCATTGATCAACTTCTAATAGGTATTAACAAGATACCTAGTGGTGCTATTGAGGCAACTGCAATATTTGCAGGTTTAACAGGAACAGTTGCTTTATTAAAGAAACCAGTAACAAATTTTATTGATGCATTACAAGCATTATCAGTTATAAAGCAAGCCAATGCCATAGCTACAACTGCGGACACGGCGGCCAATGCTGCTAATACAATATCAAATGAAGCAAATGCTGCATCTGTAACAGCAAGAACGACAGCATTGAAAGCGTCAGCTTTAGCTACGGAAGAAGCAACTTTGGCAACTAAGGGGTTTACTGCTGCTACAGCTACAGCAACCGTTACAGCGTCTGTTCTTACAGGTGGTTTAATCGTCGCTGCTGGAATATTAGCGGCTTGGTCAATTAATGCAGGTGAAGCGGAAAAAGCTTCAAGAGAAGCGGCTCAAAGACTTAAAGACCAGGATGCGGCAAGTCAACAAATGATAAGCCAATACGACCGACAACTTGAACTATTGCCTAAGTTGGTAAAAGCTCATAATGACTTAAGCAGGTCTTATTTCAGTGGAACTTTGTCGGGAGACAAATTAGCAAATGTTAAGAAGCAATTAGATGAAGTATCTCAGGCCTTGGCTATTACTTTGGGCGAAGAAGGAGCAGCTGCTCTTGAAAATGCAGGATATACCCAAGAAGCTGTCAATAAGCAAACCGATGCACTTAAGAAGTTAAGAGAAGAACAGGTAGCAGCCCGTAAAAATGTCTTAATCGACCAGAGGAAGGATCTTGAAGAGCAGAAGAAACAAAATGATAAGGCGCTTAAAGATGCTAAAGATAAATTAGACCAGTATCAAAAGGGGTCATATGGCCTCAATCAAATGCCCGAATTTTTCAAAAATGTGTTCACTGGAAAATCACTAGAAGACTCCAAAAACATTATTGATAATCTGAAGTATTCAATTGCGGATCTAGAACAAAACGGTAACAAACTCAATAGCTCTATTGCAGATGTAAATCTTCAATTTGGTGAAATGATTGATACCGTCGATCCATTGAATGGTTCAATGGGGCAGTTAACACAATCAACAGACGAGGCAAATGATGCTACAGCAGAATTCTTCAAGAATCTTGATGGTTACACTAATGATGTAAAGACCCTGAATCAGACAATTGATACCCTCAACAAAGGGCAGTCACTGTCTGCAGAAGAAATGTATGAACTCATTAAAAAGTATCCTGAACTTGCTGGACACGTAAAGAAAACAACCGATGGATGGAAGCTAGAACTAAAAGCAGTCAATGATTTACGAACTGGGAAAATCAATCTTGCCACTAAAATTATTGAAACTGAGAAGAATAATACTTTCAACACACTAAATGAATCGCTTGCTAGGATTAAAATTTACGGTTTAGAACTTAAAACAATAAGTAGTGTTCAGGATGCAAAAGATGAATTAAATCGCTTAACTTTAGAACAAAGTCCTTTGCTTAAAGATCAGGATTTCTTTAATGGTGCGGGATCAATTGACAGTTTATCCTATAATGGTATTCAACCATTTGTGGCTAGAAATAAAGAGCTTAATGATGCTAACAAAAAGGCAATGGATGAGAGAGCATCAATAATAAAAAGTCATCTATCTGAGTTGGAAGACTCGGAAAAGAAAATGCAGGACATCTTAGCATCTATAAGTGATCCTACATTCGGCGTTGATAGAGAGACTAAAAAACAAAAAGAAGCGAATGATACTTACAGCGAAACAAACGAATTCCTTACTGAGACTCTGAAGAATCTGCAAAAGCTTAAAAATGCAACTGATGAGGTTCAGAGAAGCCGTGCCAAACTCAAAAAGGGTACTGACGAATACGGCAAATCTCTTGAAAAAGAAAATGTTTTACTCCAAAAACAAATTGACTTGATCGATAAGGGTCTAAAGAATCCAACCGAGTTAGTTACGAAAAAGGTTACCACAACCACTAAGTCGCCAAGTGATTCAAGCACAACCTCTTCTGTTACAAGTAACTCAAATATTAATAACTTGATTTCCAATGCGCTTGGACTACAAGGTAAATTTACTTATAAACAGATCACTGGCGATTTTAAGGGGACTTATGATCAATTTGTAAAACGTGCTCTCTCTGATTGTTCTCAGTTTGTACAGGAAATGTTTCAGCAATTTACAGACGTTAATCTCCCTCGTACTGCTGCTGCCCAATTTAAAACGGGAACTAAGGTAGATAAAGCAGACTTACAACCAGGCGACCTTGTATTCTTCAATACCACAGGTAAGACTGCCTCACACGTTGGTATTTACACGGGAAATGGCAAGTTTATTCAGATGGGTAATCATGGTCTAAGCGAACAAAACCTTAATAGTAAGACATGGACACAAACTTACAAATATGATGGAGCAAGGCGAGTTGTTAGTGGCGATTCAGCACCAGTCACGACCTCTTCTAGTACTAAAACATCATCAGCATCAGGAACTAAAACAACAACAAAGAACGCCTCTCAAAGCGATATTGATTCTGCAATTGAAAGTTATACTGATCAAAAAGAACAATTGGAAGATAAAATATATCAGAATTTAATTAGTTTTGTTGAAAATTCTGTAGTAAAATCACAAGACCGTCTCGACCGATTCGATACACTGATCGCTCAATCACAAGGCAGACAATCTCAGTACGCAGAAGTCTCTCCAGAATGGCGTAAAGAAGAAAGTTCACAATCCTCTTATCTCCTAGAACAACAAAAAGAAATCGAGAATCAGAACAAACAACTCGATAAGCTTGTCAAAGAAAATAAGATTACATCTGGTGAATTTGATAAGCAAAAGGCCGCCAACAGTGAAAAATGGTGGGAATATGAGCGACAAATCCAGGAGAAGCGATTCAATGTAATCTCCAGCAACCTTAAAGAGTATGATAATAAGATTGATAAGGTTAAAGCTCAATTCGATGAAGCAAGCGCAAAAATGGGATTGATGACTGAGGGAACGAAAGAATATAATGACGCCCTTCAAGATCAGATACCATTACTTCGTAATGAGCAAGAGTTACACAAGAAGAAAATTGACCTCATCAATCAACAACTATTAAGTGACAAACTTACTGCAGCACAAAAAGAAGAGTTAATTACTCAGTTACATACAGAAACTGCTGCTTGGATTGATAACGAAGCTGCAATTAAATCCAATATTGATCGACAAGCAGAACTAAGAGAATCAGCTGCTGATAAAATCATTAGCGATTATAAAGCAATGATTGAGAAGCAGAGAGATCTTGAATTAGATGCTATAGACAAACTAAAAGAAGCCGAAGATAAGCGTCATGAGAACAAAAAGAAAAATATCGAAGATGAGAATAAGCTGTTTGAAGACGTTATTAATGCTCAACTCAAACTATTGGATAGACAAAATGCTTCTGATGACAATGCTACGGAACTGAATAAAAAACTTAAAGACCGTCAAGATCTTCAGAATAAGATTAATGAACTGTCGCTCGATGACTCCATTGAAGGCAAAGCAAAGAAAAAAGAGCTTCAAGACCAACTTGATGCAAAAGACGAAGAAATTGCCAAGTTCAAACTTGATAGAGAGCGTGAGCTTCGTAAACAAAACCTTCAAGACCAATTAGACGACCATAAGAAACACAACGATCAGATAAGCGAAAATGAAGACGCCTTAAACAAAGAAAACCTCGATAATATTGAAAAAGAAAAGAAGGCTGTCGAACAGAAATATAAAGACATCTTAGAAGATGATAAGAGGTATTACGAATTAAAGCAGGGTTTGCTAAGCGAAGATTCCGAGGTTGTTAAGAATACTTTAGCTGAACTTCAAACCGGTTACGATACATACTTTGGAACTTTAAAAGGGCATGTATTCGATACTGATCAAGAATTTAAAAACTTGAATTTTACTTTGGAAAAAAGCCTAGAGATGCTCAAGAAATTCTCCAATGGTGATTATTCGGGGCAAAATGATTTCCCTTCTGGATATACTCCTCCATCAGATGTACCATCTGGTTCTACTTCAGGTAATGGCTCTGGGAGCGGTTCAAAAGTTACACCAGATGCTCAAATTGCTTGGTCTAACTACCTTGATAATAAACTGCAAGCTGAAACACTTAGAAATAAAATGGCCACCCTTGATAAGAACTCTCAGCAATATAAAGATGCAGAAAATACTTTCAATAACTTAAGTAGAGCTAACGCAAATTATCGTTCAACTTATAAGTTTAAAGAAGGAAGTTACAATCAGTTGGAAGGCTTAACTGGTAATAACATTTTCTCAGCTGAGACGGGCGGTATGACTCCTAAATGGGGTAAGGGCGGTAAGTTTTTACTCGCACATGAAAAAGAGTTGGTTCTCAATAAGACGGATACTTCTAATCTTATTAAAGCGGTCGACCTAACAAGAAACATTATTAGCGGAATAAAGAACATAGCATCTTTTATTAAAACACAGCCAGCCGCCCCTTCTTTTGCTGGATATGGTGATGTTACTATGCATATTAACATTGATCGCTTAACTGGTGACGAAAAGGGAGTTGACCAGTTCTTTAGTACTATTCAAAACCGACTAAAGAAGAATAGATAACTATATCGTAGGCTGACTGTATTGTTTTTGCAGTCGGCCTATTTTTATGAAAAAAATAAACAATGAGGTGAAGTTTCAATTGATCGAAACTAATACATATGAAACAGTAAAACCTAAATATTACCTATGTAAACCAGATTTAAATAGAACGACAATAGCTTCATTAACCGAAGCATTTAAAGATACACAAAAGCTTATTAGAGGCAATGTTAACGAATTATCATTTTCCCTTCCATTGTTCTTAAACAACACAAGTGGAAAAATCAAAAATAAGCATATTGAAATGGTTAAAGAAAAGTATCTTATTCGCTTTGAGAAAGGTGATGAGTTAGAATACTACATTATTGATAAGATCATCAAATCAATGGACGATGTAGATAATATCACAATACAATGCTACAGCCTTCCTTATGAGCTAACATCAAAACTTATCAAGAACTATAGTGTTGTCTCTTATAACGCAACGCAGTTACTTGTCGATATGCTTGAATCAACAATCTGGAATATTGGTTTTGTTGATCCACAATTTAACCTGAAGTATCGTTCATTCGATTTCAACGGAAGTGTTTTGGGGGGCGTTCAACAGATAGCTTCAACCTTTACTGCACTCATTGTATGGGATACCGTTAAGCGTGAAGTGAATTTCTATGATCCAGATACATATGGTATGAACAAAGGTTTTAAAACGAAATATGGAAAGCTGATGAAAGGTGTATCAGAAGAGTTAAACCTTGATGAATTCTGTACAAGATTAAAACTTTTCGGTAAAGACGATATGTCTATTCAATCAGTTAATCCATTGGGTACTAACTTTATTCAAGACTTTTCTTATTTTATGTATCCATTCGCAATGGACTCAAACGGTAAAGTGATATCCCATAGCTTATATATGAGTGATGGCTTGTGTATTGCCTTGGAAAAGTACAATAAATTAGTTGAAACTAAATCAACCGAATTCGCTGGGCTGTTAACTCAGAAAACAAATCTAGATACGACATTAGCAACGAAACAAACTGAATTATCAACACTCACTACTGAATATAATATCATTTCTGACCAATTAGATACGGCAAACGGAACAGGACAGCCAACAGGGGCCCTCATACAACAAAAAACAGCTAAACAAGCACAAATTGATGCAAAACAGGCTGAGATAAATACAGTCAACTCTCAAATTTCTGTTGTTATGTCATCCATGCAATCACTGGGCAATGCATTGAAGATGGAAAACAATTTAACTGCCGACCAATTGATTGAACTAAACCAGTTCATTATCGAAAAAGAATTATCAGATAGCAATTATACAGACCCAAAAGATTTGTATGAAGACGGTAAGAAACAGTTTCAGAAAATCCGCGAGCCCAAAATTGTTGTTACTGTGTCCCTAGTCAACTTTTATGAAATTATGACCGAAAAGCACAATTGGAATAAGTTGAGTGTTGGTGATGTGATTACAGTAGAGCATGAGGATTTAGGGATACATATTAAAGCGAATGTAGCGGACATTAATTTTGATTATGAGGAATCTAATATTGATGTTACAGTTTCGAATGTTATGGAGTTATTAACTGATGCTGACCGATTTATGAAGGATCACTTAAACAACATCAGTACTTCTAATACCGTCAACATGAATCAGTATAAATGGGATGCAGCAAAAGCGACTGTTGACGATGTAACAGTTATCCTAAATAACACTTGGGATGCAGTGAAGAGAGATATCACAGCCGGTGTAAATGAAGATGTAAGTATCAGTAGACGTGGAATTATTATTCGAGATCCTAAAGACCCAAATAAAATATTGATTATGCAACACGGACAATTAGCTTTATCTAATGATCAGGGCAATTCCTGGCGGACAGCAATTACTCCTAGCGGAGTGTATGCCTCCGAGTTGGTCGGGCGTATTATCCTTGGTAATAAGCTGATTATCTCAGACGACGATGGAACTTTCACAATTGAAGGCAATCTTTTGACAATTAAAGATACTACTGGAGCAATCAGAGTTCAGCTAGGCGAGTATAAACCCGATACATATGGTTTGAAAATCGTTGGATCAAGTGGGAATGTTGTTCTCGATGAAAATGGAATCCTTCAAACTGATACCATTCAGTTGGCCGACAATGTTGATTCAACTCATCCATTGAAAATGAAATTTTATATTACACCAAAGACAATCAGATATGACGAGATTATGCTGAACTTCTCTCTTGAAAGATTTAGGGCATACAGTAAAGGTGCCGCTTTCGGTGGTGGAGGATCAACCACCTCTGCTTCTGGTGGTGGAGATGTAACCACTGCACAGAGTATGACAATTAATTTAACAACAACTCAACCAGAAAATATATCAGGAGACACTAGAACAGAAGGTACTTATTTCGGATCTGGAGGTCACAACCATGGTATTTCTGAAGGGACTAGATTAGCGACTCACCCTGTTTCCTCAGGTGGGTATGTGCAATGGGTTTCATCTGGTAGCCATTCACACCAAGTTGTTTTACCATCACATTCGCATAGCATAATCATGCCTTCTCATAGCCATAGTGTTTCTCTCCCCTCTCATACACATCAGGTTAATATTCCATCACACACTCATGATATTGATTATGGAATATATGAGAGTACCTCTGCATCTGGAGTGCAAATCAAAATTGATGGAGTGGTTAGAGGCAGTACTTATTATGGAGATAGTAATGTGAATATAACCCAATGGATTCAATCTTCTGGATGGCATACCATTGAACTGACTTCTAACCAATTGGGCCGTATTAATGCAGCCTTGTACATGCGGACTTTTGTGGGTTCTTAAAAGAAATAAAAGCGAGGGTATTGGCTCTCGCTTTTATTTCTTATTTTTACTATAAAACAATTGAAGTTCTTTCGGGGTTTTTGTATCGATCGCTTTCATTTTCCCAAAAATCTACCGGATTCATTACGTTTACTTTTTTTAACGTATCGCCTTTTGTGATATAGACCATGATTTTTGCCTGAGTCGTCTTATTTAGAGTTAATTTGTCCAAAGCCACCTCATCATAAGTATCGTTGTAATCTGGATTTACAGATACATCGATAACTTTAAACGTAGCATCCGTAAATTGAATGGTCTCGCCAACCTTATACTCTTGTTTTAAATTTGCTTTAGGTAATTCCTTTGCCGGTTCTGTTGTAGTTGGTGGTGTCGTCGTTTGAGGTGGTGCTATTGTTGTTTGAGTTGGAGTTTGATTTGTCGATGAAGTATTATCTTGACTTGTAATATTAATTGTATTTTTATTCTTGTCGTAATCCACTCCCAAACCTAAAGCTCTGCTAATCTCACCTACAGGCAAGTAATTCAAATTGTTGTATTCAATTGGCTGAGTGTTTAACTTTATCTTTTCACCATTCAAGACAACGCTTACGCCACTGTTAATCTTTGCGCTGATTGTTTTCACTGTGCTTGCTACTACAGGAGATGCAGCCGAAATGGTTAAACCTAAAGCTAACCCTGTGATTAAATAACCTACTTTTTTCAAAATTGTCGCTCCCCTCAAATTGGTTATACAATTATATCGTCAATTATAAGGCAAATAATAACAAAAATGTTGAACTGATTTTTGATATGATTTCACTGTATGTATTTAGGTTTGAGATGACTACAATTTTTTTGGCACAATTTGTGACTACAATTTTGGTTAATCATTTTGTAGTCACAAATTGTGGAATATGATATTATTTAATTAAGGAATTTTCTGGATCATTTGTTCATAGTAATTCTTATCAAGTTTTTTGATAGGAGTGAATATGGGTAAATGAGGAGAAAAAGGGGAGTGAAAAAAATGAGTACATTAGCTACCAAACTTTATGACTTCAATAAAGTTAAAACCAACAAGACAACTCCGATAAAACCATTAACCAAACTCTCCAAAGAACAGATGCAGCAATCTATGGACTTTAAAAGACGTAGTTGGGAGAGAGACTAGTTAATGGTAGCATATAAAAGAGATCAAAAATTCCTTCATAAGGAAAACTGGAAAGATATAAAGCGCGGCTGGCTTTACGAAGCTGTAGTCCCTTATACAGCAGAGAGGCCGTTGGATTTTTTTATTCCAGATTCTAAAGATTCAAGTAAAGGTACTATAAAAAAATCCAACGGTACTTTTAATCCGAGAGAAGTGCAAAAGGCAATTTTCGAAATGAAGCAGCGTAAAGTATGTATAATTTCAACAGATGACTTTTGTCAGGACGAATCAGTTTTTGATATAACCGTTGCTCCTATTTATGGAGTATACGACGAAGATAAAAAGGAATCGTGGTATGAAGAAGCAATAAATGATACACATCCATTCTATACGTTACTTCCTGAAACAGTAACCGGAAAAGAATGCATCGTTGACTTAAGCAATGTAATGACAATCAATAAAACAATGCTATTGAAAGACAAAAAGGATATTACGTTCAGACTTCCTCAGATCGAGAAATGTCTTGAGTACTGTTTTTCTCTTGGACTATATAAAAAGCAGCAGCAGGTATCAGAAGAAGATGTAAGTTAGTGTACATACGACTATTAAAGTCACTCATAATCGAGTGGCTTTTTCATTTACCCCTCACAGATTAAAACTCTTTTTGTTTTGTCAAGACATTTTCATAAGCTACTAATTTTAGTTGATCGCTTAGAGAATGATTATTGACTTTTTGCGAAATAAATTATAATAAGGTCTTGTGTAATGCTATTCAATAATGTATAATCATTAACGTAAAGATAATTATATAAAGAAAAATCATATTGGAGATGATGATATATGAACGCTGTATTAGAGCGTAAAGGAGTTGAGGTAAAAAAACAAATAAGAAGAATGGAAATTTGGTTAGGTGATTTGGGAAAAGGTGTGGGTTGTGAGCAAGATGGTATTCGGCCATTACTTATTATTTCAAATGATAAGGGAAACGAGTATGGGCCCGTCGTTATGGTCGCTCCCTTAACGAGCCAGGCAAAAGCCAAAATGCCTACACATGTACCTTTTAAAGCTGATGAGCTTGGTTTGATGTCTGACAGTATAGGCTTGTTTGAACAGATCAGGACCATTGATAAATCAAGATTATTGTATAAAGTAGCAGAAGTACCAGCGTATAGGGAACGCGAAATAGATAGAGTAGTTAATATAGCTGCTACTAATTTATTCTTAAAATAAACATAATAATACTATTGACATGAATATAGATATGGAATATGATGGATTTGTACATATAACAAAGGACAACTTAAAGGAGATGTATATAATATGGAATTGGAAACTGTAGATAAACTTAATGAGGCTCAATATATCACTTTTACAGACGGAGCATTTGCCCCTGAGATATTCGATGTTAAGAAAGACAAGCTGTATAATCTTTTTGTACAGGAAGCGACGGATCTTATTGAAAAAGAGTATTACGTTTGGGACGAACAAGGAAGAATGAACTTTGCACCAATTAATTGTTGCAAATCCATACTCTACAAATAAAATAAAAATATAAATAAAAAAATAGGCGATTTACCGCCTCATACATAGTTACAACTTATCGGAATATTCTTGTGCAATACTATCCATATATCCATTCAATTCTTGAGGTGAAGGGGCTGTTTTATAATAAAATTCGGTTCCATCATCTGCAGTCAGTTTTGATTCTGGCCAAGGTATTTGTTTATAAATTTTATCGATTACATTAGTTTTAGCACTTCCTAAACGGATATTAGCATTTCCCATAGGAAGGGTCGTTACAATATACTTCATGTTTTTATGTACAGTACCATGTGCTGCAAATACGGTGAATTTTAGTGCCAAAGTGAGTGCAGTTAGATTAGCAGGATAATAAATGTTCTCTTGGAGAACTGGATTACTTACAACACTAAAGTCAGTTATCTTCAAAATGATCTACCTGCAGGATAAAATTGTGGGTGCTGTTAATAATATTATATTCTATTTTTAATGATGTTAACCTTGTGTATAGTATTTTGATAAAAGATAGATTTCATCAATTTATGAAAGGGGTGATGCTATTGATTGTATTCGAATGAGATAGAATAAAAATACATATATAAAGGAATGATAAAATGGTGGAATTTACAACATCAGATAATAAGGCAGGGAAGGAAAATGACCAATATGATTTCGAAAGTCTTCCCTCACATGATCGGTTATTCGGCGGGTATAAATTAAGCGACATTATTAAGTTTAAATCGGATAAACCAACAGTAGAGAGTGTTAACTTGATGTACATAGACAGATTGGGAAAGTATGCTGCAGTAATAGTTATAGATACACTAACAGAACAAAAGCACCTTCTTATTGAAGATAGTGTAAAGAAGTTCTACCCAATGAAAAGAGCACAAGAAATTGCGGAAATGATTGGGGTTAGATTCATTGATGAGACTAAAGATGAACGTTCCAATTAAATAAACATAATAGTAATATGAAAAAGGAGTGGTGAGGGATTGGCGAAGAACAAAACAGGGGAAATAATCGAGATTAATTTGGAAGGATCAGAGAAGCGAGAAGAACCAAAGAAGCCAATAGTATCAGTAGAAAGTGTTCACCTGACGTATATTGAAAAATTTAATAGGTATGCGGCTTATCATAAACTTGATGTGCTTGGTGATGTGCAGTATCTATTCCTGGAAGAAGGAAGAGATAGGTCACCTGTTGCCAAGTATGCCAAGGAAACTGCTGATCGAATTGGAGTAGGACTAATTGAAGTAGAACTCATTGAAAAGTAAAAAGGAAAGGAGAATGTATTAATACTTATGGAGTACTACGAATTTAATAAATTATGCAAAGAGCCGGTAGACATTAAACGGGTTCGGAAAGCCATTATAAACATCGTCAATGGTGTGCCTAGGGTTAAAAATCCAGAAGAAGCAGATGTAGAGGATGATTATGTTTTGTTTAATCGCGCCTTGAATGAGTTGGAGAGATATAGAAAAGCAGAAAAGGAGACAACAAGTGAGAAATGACAGGCAAGAATACTTAGATAATATCCAATCAAAAATGGACGCACTAATGGAGCGAATTAAGAAGGAAGAGTTGCTTTGCCACTTATCAGAAGCAGGTGAACTTCTAATTACTGGACTAACACTTTTTGATGAAAGGGAAGCCAAATACCAAATTGTGATTGATACATATTCTGCAGACCGTGGTTACCAGGGCGAACATTTAATTTATTGTACAGACAATAAAATTGAAGCAAGAAAAGTATTTGATGGAGTTGCCGATGCACTTGATAATACATTTGCTTTCTTTGATAAGGAAGGTATCTTTTCAATGTGAGAAGATGTAAGTCTGATTTTGGATTTAATAAACAAGGAGGATATATAGATTGTCTAAAAAATCAAAGCAAACTTTACTAAATGATATTCAAGGTAAATTAGATTCACTGATGCAGCAGATTCAAAAAGAGGATGACATTGAGGTTCTTGAAAATATTGCAAAATATTCAGAAGTCATTTTCCCTCTGTGTTCTTGTAAGGATGAACAGCAGGATAAGCAAAAACTTTATCTTTATAGTTACACAAAAGATGGGTTTAGAGCTGAAACTGTCTCTACAGAAAACAATCAAGAATTAGATAGGATTCAATATTTATTATCAGAATTGCTTAATACGATTTCCGGAACTGTAGATAAAGAAGGGGAGTTTGTTTTTAGACATCTTACTAAATGAGTCTACAACGTGGGCCATTGTGCCCATTTGTACCACAATGTAATACACGTTGTAATACAATGTCCAACAAAGTAAACTTTATAGCAAATAAATAATTTAATGAAATGACGGTTTCATAAGAAAAGGAGCATTATTGCTCCCCCAACATTTTTTTCATGTTTTTATCAAATTGCTCAATACTTACCTTTACAACTACAGAAGAGATGTTTGAATCTGGATTATCTATTCTGATGTTATGATCATTAAAATGTAGATGCTCAATTCCTTGACTATAAAACATGAATTTTTGATCTTCATCTAATCCATCAAAAGATAAGTCACCAACATAGCGAAATACATCCTTGTCTTTCATAAGAATATCAATTGCTTTGTTTCCTACATGAATATTAAGCAATACCTTATCTGACATCTCGATCAAAAAAGTTCCTTGACGAATTCCTGGTGCAAGTCTAAGCCAGTTACCGGAAATAGATTCAGTTAATTTGCTGCCATCAGGATAGTCGCTCAACTTATAACCACCTTTTTTAAAATTTATTAATAATATAACTAGCTTACTATAGAAATCAATTCTTGATAAAGCTAAGAATTTCAAAATAAAAAGGAGAAATGAATTATTAATTATTATAATGTAACAATCACGCCTGAAACATTGGCACGATTCAAAAAGGAAAGCAGCGTCATTACGAATTACATTACATACAAAGACGGGGAAATGTACGTTGATACAGAGCAGCTCGAACAGCTAGGGATTCAATACATATACGAAGAACCAATGACAGAAGCAAGACCAAAAGAGACAATAAGGTTCATTTGTGATAATAACCTTCAGCTCACTGATACCTTCAATTTAATGAAGAAGCTGATTTATAGTGTGAAGTCAAAAGGAAGCTTTGTTCCTACCAGTAATACATATGATGGCTATGCGCAGATCACTACGCATGACACAGTACTTCAGTTTGTCTTAAAAAACTACAGACACACCGACTATTACCCAGCGGATCATATCATCTCACAGGTGCCAGATCCCTACTACGGGTATTATCAGATGCGTGACGGTTATGTACCAGGTCAAACTGAAATCGCAAGACAAAAAGAAGGAGAATATTAATAATGAAAATGGATTTTGAAATGGAGCCTTTTACAGCTACTCATTTTATGATGGACAATATTGACTGTGCCCTTAACAATTTAAGTAAGAAGATCAACTTTAAAGCTAAACCAACATTATACTCACAATTACATGTGATCACTGGAAGCTATGACGGCAATTGGCTATATGTACTTCAAGATGGACAAAGTAATGAACTTTGCAAAGGAGCACTAAGCGATTCTGAGTTTGAGGTTTTCCTTGAGGAATTTATGCTACAGAGTGGGGCGGAGACGAAAGAAGAGCAAGAGCTGAAAAGTGTCCTAGATAGTTTGACAAATATCATCCAAGAAGATTACACAGTTCGTACTAAAGCAGAATCGGCAATTCATGAGCTAGTTCAAGAGGGAGAAATTGATGCAAGAACAGGCGACAGAATTTTAGGAATGCTGAATAGCCGAAATGAGTATTAAGTTAATGGAGGATTCAGGTTTGAATAAAAAGAAAAATCATAAGGACATTAGCGTTAAAAGTTTCGAATATAGAGGTCAAAGTTTTAATACATATGACGAATTGGTAAAAATAATCAATATGGACGTTTTAAAAGAATCGGGAAAGCAATATTAAGAAATAAGAGAAAGGTGTGATTTTATGGAATACCCATAGAATACACCTTATTTCTATATCTTTTGTGATAAAATAAAAATATATAAAAAGGAGAGAATTGTGAATGAGCAAAATAAAAGTTGTTGCATATTGCAGAGTTTCTACAAATAAAAAAGATCAAGAGAACAGTTACGAAAATCAACATATGTTCTTTATGAACAGAGCAAATGAAACTGAAGACGAAGAGTTAGTTAGCATCTATGCGGACAGAGGTATAACCGGTACAAGTGTAAAGAAAAGAGATGAATTTAAAAGGATGCTTTACGATGCAGGTATTAACGAATATCGAGGAAGGGATGAGTTTACTTATGAAATTGACAAAATGCGTCCTCCAAAATTCAGTAAAATCTATGTTAGAAATACAAGCAGGTTCACAAGGGATTCCTCGATAATTATTATTTTAAGGGCCCTATTAAAGAACAAAGTCTACGTTCATTTTCTAGATATAGATTTAATTTACGATGATCCTTCAAAAGAATTTATGCTTAATATGTTTATTAATTTTGCTCAACAAGAATCAATTGATAAATCAAAGAAGGTTAGAGATGGAAATATCGTAATGGCAGAGAGAGGATCAATCCGTATAGGTGGAAAGGGGATTTACGGTTATGAATATTCAACTGTAACCAAATCCTTAACCATCATTGAAGAAGAGGCTGAAGCTGTTCGGAAAATATATAACCTATACTTAGAGGGTTATGGATATAGACGATTAATAAATTATCTAAAGGAAAATGGGTATAGGCCAAGGGGAGGGAAGGAGAAGTTCACATTAAGTTCAATAAAACACATTCTTAAGAACGAGAAGTATTATGGTTGCAATGTTAGAAACAAATATGATACTGGAGTCGTTTTCAATAAACAATATCCGCAATTGAAACCAGAAAAGGAGTGGAAATTTCATGAAGATACAATTCCAGCTATTATCGACAAGTCAACATTTGAAAAGGCGCAGGATTTTAGAAAAAACAAGATACATCATGAAATGCAGGTAGGGTTGTATAAAGGAATTTCTGAATATGCAGGACTTATTAAATGCGGTAAGTGCGGAGCAAATTACACGAGAAATAAAGATAAGGGACGAGTTTTTTACAATTGCAGTACAAAGAAGTCAATTGGAGTAGATGCCTGTGATAATCTAAATATTTCGGAGGACACAATTGGCTTAGGTATCGAAAAATTATTAAAGGAAGGAATCAAAGGTAAATTCGAGCAGTACAAAGATTTAATGGTTGAGCTACTTAACGATGTTGTTAGAAGCAAAATGGTTGATCAAATTGATAAGCAGAATGAAGATAAGGTAGTTCAATTACGGGCTGAAATTGATAAATTGACTGCACAAAAAAATAAACTGGCTGAATTATATCTAGAGGGGGATATCGAGAAATCATTTTTAGATTTTAAAGCAAATGACATTAACATCAAGCTCGACGATCTGAACAGCCAAATTAATGATTTATCAAAGTCAAATGAACAGATTTATTCTGAAATTATTGAATTTGATTCCATTATAGATGAAATAAAAAAAACTACTATTAATGAAGTAACATCACGGAAAGAGCTAATGAAATTGATTGTTATGAATATAGAGCCGCATCCAGAAAATGACAAAAAACCTATGATAAAATTTTATTTTAAATTCGATCATCAAATAAAACATTTAGCATCAAGATACAAGTTTGTTAACGAAATAAAAACAATGGATACACATTGCTAA